ATGTCCACCAACCTCCACCACAAAGCCGTCCTAACCTCACTTCGTTCGCTGCGATCAGTCGTCCAAAAAATCCGTCCCCTCAATGAGTTGCATACGATCTGCCTCGGCGAGGTGATCCATTCTATCGACCGTTCGATCCAGTTTATCGAAGACCTCGAAACCTACAATCCGACCCATGACGACCCCTTCGACTGATATCGATATCTGCTCCAAATTCGCTCCAAATTCAGAAGGGCTGGCAATGCCGGCCCTTTTGCGTATCATCCCCAAGCCCAACCAACCTCCACCACTGGCCAAATGACACAATGCCCAAGCCAAAGCGCGCGCCGAACACCGAAGACAGCATCCACTACTTCGCCGAACTGCGCCAAGAATGGATCTTCGAGGCCCTCCGAACCTACGGCTTCATTGGCTACCGCCATTTGATGCGCAAGTTCGGCATCTCGCAATTCCGTGCGGCCAACGACCTCATCACCTTCATCAAACTCAACCCCGACATCGACCTCGCCCGTGACCACGCTTCCGGCGTCTACCACCTGAACGCCGTCTCGATTAACAAGGACCCCCTCATTCGGGGCAAGGCCGTCAACACCCACGCCCCGAAGGACGGCCACACTGGCCGCATCAAGATCGAGGCGGTCGCGCGCGAGAGCGCGCGCGCCGCCACAGCAGACCGCGCAAAGCGCAGGCAACGCCTGCGCGCGACCCTCGGTGACGCCGCACAAGAGGCCCACGCGGCGCGCAGCGCGGCCCGGAAAAAAGACACAAAAAAAGCGGGCGACCCGTGAAGGTCGCCCGCTGGCTTGGTTATTCGGTTTTACTCCACCCTCGGCTTGTACGCCGACTCATACGGCCCGAGCACACTCATCCCGTTGGCCTCCCTCATCTGGTCAACAACCAACCAAGCATCGCAGGCAGGGCACCCCTGCTCATAGTCGGGACACGGCTCCCCATAGAGCCGCCTGACCGACAGGGTCATCAGCCAAATCCAGAAGGTGCCCATCATCCAACCCGCTCCCCATCAATCGTGATGACCTTGGTGTCCGGCAGAGGCTCCGGTCCACGCTCGACCTCGTCGGGCAGCGGCCCACCCTTGGCCCATGCGAGAACCTGGGCCTTGACCTCGTGCTGATGAGCCGAACCAAACTGTTGGCCCACCTTCTGATAGGTCCGATACCCGCTTGGCGTCTCGAACAGGTTCCAGATGACCTCGCTCCGGCCACCCCTTACGGCTTTCCCCTCCTCCACAATTTGACACTGCCCGACCACCCGCCCCACGTAGACAGGCTCCTCAGTCAGCATCGCCCAGAGTCTTTTCAGCTTCCAGATCATGTCCCGCCCCCCTCCTCGCCGAAGGCAACGGGATCGCCGACCACGTCAACGATAACCTCCATCCCATCGTATGTTGCGGGCAGCTTCTGCTTGTCCTCGTCCGTCCGGACCAGAACAAGGATGGCCGCGTCATCCCCGGCACGGTTGAGCCCGACACCAATGCAGAGAAAGGACGTGTCATTGTTCACGTTGAACTCATCCACGAACTTCATGCCCACCTCTTTGCAGGCCGCGATTCTTTCCGGTGTCATTTGCTTCATCCTTTCCCCCTCGCCCACTTCATGGCTGCCACGCAGCCAAGCAGGACCAACTCGTCCAGCATCCCGGTCACCATGCTCGGCAACACGAAGTCCAAGCCGACGGTGCCTCCGGCTATCGCCAGAACAGCACCCTCGAAGCGGTTGATCGCCATCAGGCGGAGGCGCTTTGCGCTCCCGCCTTCTTCGCCTTTTCCTTTGGCGATGATGGCGTCCGCATGCTTTCGCATTCGAAGCGCCATGACGATCACTCAAGCGCGCTCAGAATCGCATCGAACAACTCAACGTCCCGCTCGACAGCGGGCGTCGTGCCGATGAAGCTCATCACTTCGTAGACATCATTCCGCGCCGTCCGCTCATCGAAGCTGACCCGAACCCGTTCCCGCTGGTAGAGCGGCTGGCCGTTGTAGCTCAGGTCATCGATGTCCTTGTCGCGGAACTCGCCAAGCTTCCATCCCTGCGACAGCAGCCGCTTAATGTCCTGCGATCCGGGCGTGCGAACCAGAACCACCGCATCGATCAGACCACGGCCGGCCAGCGACTGGATGCGCCGCTTGTCGCCCGTCTCCGTCTGCGCATTGGCCCACTCATTCTTGTTGCCTTGGTCACCAAGTTCGATGCCGACGATGGTGCGCCAGAACAGTTCGGACCCGGAACCAAGGCCATCAACGAACACGGTGTGCTCGCCGCCAAGGTTGTGCAGCTTGCTCAACCGGCTCTCCGGCGGAAACAGCAGGAAGGCAAACTCCTGCCCATAGACGCCAACGTCCACGAGCAGGCATCCGTCCCTCACCTCACGAGTGTAGAGCGCGTCTTCCTGGGCGATCCAGATCGATGCCTCATCCTGACAACTGGCCAAAGTGATTTCGTCGCTGCCGGCCTTGTGTTCCACCGTTGCCTGCACGCCTCGCTGTTCGAGGCGCTGCCGGACTTCATCGGCCTTGGCTGCGTAGCCGCCGCCTTCCTTGCCGGTGTAGATGGTGATCGCCTGATCGCTGGCGCTGGCCGCAATGAGCATGACGAAGATGAACAGGAAGGCCATAATGGCCAAGACGACGTAGCTGAAATTGGCCGCCGCAAGGCCGGTGATGCGGTCAAGTGCTTTCTTCATGGGTTTTCTCTCTGTGGTGTTTGGTTGGGTTGGTCTCATTCAGTGGTTTCTGGTTCGTCTTCGCCCTCCTTCTCCTCGACGTCCTGCGCAGCCGGGACGTCGACCTTGTCGACACAGTTCCCTCCGACCCACTGCATGTTCAGTCGGGTGCATGCCTCGACCCTCTTGGTGTAGTTGTGGGTGTTGAACATCATCGTCCCGAAGAACAGGGCCAGCACGCTGATGCACACGGCGCCAATGATGGCGGCTTGGATCGTGTCCCTCAGTGACGAGCCAATCTCCGGTGGCTTACGCGGTTCGTTTGACATACTCTTTCTCCCAGTCTTCTCGCTCCCTCTTCGCCCGGATGACGCTCGGGTGGTCACTCGTCATCCCGACCAGCTTCACAGACTCGATTGCCCTTGGCGCCCATATGCACCCACTTGCGCAATCCCACCCGTAGTACCAAAAGAACCCGTCTCTTAGCCTATAATCCCACTGGTATGGTGCAATAATCACTCCATCCCATTTAGTCACCACGCTGGGCCAAGAGACGAAGGTGCTGCCGCTGTAGGGCTGATACCCAAACTGCTCCGTGAAGGACTCGATGCCTTTGCCATCCTCGATGACCAAGACGTTGGCATCTTCCTTGAGCGTCACTTCGTGAGCGTACTTTTCGAGCCCGTTGTAGCGCTCGCTGATACACCAGCTTGGCCAATCATCCTCGCCGTCCACGCTGACCCACAACCCAGTCGGCTTCATGAAGTGGGGTCCGTCGTCCCACGGCTCCCTGTTCTTTGGCCGAACCTCGAACTCGTCCGAGAAGTGCGACAGCCTCATGGCTCACCCCCTTCGCCCGGATCGCTGAACGTTGCGGTAAGCCAAGCCGTTGCTGCCTTCTCGCCGAGGGCGAGCCCTGCCTGCTTGTTGAGTATTGTCGCCAAGGCGCCGCAGATCATGAGGCCATCCGCACCATCCTCGCGCGCATCGACGGTGGCAAGTTCGAGACGAGAGAGCGTGGTCGCGACCAGCCGGGTTACGTCATCATCCGTCTTCATGACTCACCTGCCCCCCGACAGATCTGGCAGGGGCGCCCAATGCGTGGGCTTGTAGACGACTTGTTCTCCCAAGTTGTTGGTGACGTTGTTCACCCACCCCGGCGCTCCGGTCTCGGTTTCGATTTCGTGTTCCTGCCACCACCACGCGATAAACGTAGCGTGCTCATGGCCAACCAAGATCGGTGTGCCGTCTTTCGGGGCCGTTGAGATTGGTTGAGGTATCAGCGCTTCACTCCGCACTCGCCGATCATGGTCGGCTGCGGCTTGGGCGGTGTTGGAGAGGGCGTCCTCAACCCTCTGCGAAATCATGTGAGGCTGGTGACCAAGCGGCGTTTTCTGGTAGTATTCCTCTACCAGCGAGCGGAGCGCCGCCACCTGTGCCTGTGCTCTGTTGCGCTCGCCAGCAACGCTAGAGTGGAAGCCCTGATATTCTACGGCTTTGTTCAACCACTCCTTGCGTTCCGCCTCTGCCTTTTCGAGACGGTCTTGGAGGGAGGTGATTTCATCGGCGGCCATACGGCACGCTTCGATGTACCGACCGATCATGCCGCGCGTGGCTTCGACCGAAGGCTTCGACCCCAAAAGGCGAAGCAGTTCAGCCAAGTCAAGATGATCCCCGCTCATCCTGCCCTCCGCATTTCATGCAGCTCAAACTGCTCCAGCGTCTCCGTCTCGTCCCATTCGTCCAGCCCTTCGAACAGGCCAAACAGGTTTCCGGTGAAGTGCTGGGCGCGCTCACCGTTCTCATCAACGTCATCGACCGAGAAGACATGGACACTCCCATCTTCCCACCTGGCACGGCGAGTGCCGAGACCTTCTTGGATGGGCGCCGAGACCATGAAGAACACACCGGACTCCTTGTCCTCCCCGCTAAGGATGAGGCACGAAATCCTGTCGTCCCGCTCGCTGATGCGCGGCCCTCCGCCGCCATTTTCCGCCGCCTCGGCAACCGCCTTGGCCTTGTCGCCCTCCAGCATCCACGCCTCCGAGATGAGGACGTAGCTCTTGGCTTCGAACTTCTTGAGGATGGCGCGGAAGGCACTCCGCTTCTCCACGCCCTCGGCCATCCAAGACGAAACGTCCACGAGTGACTTGTCATCGTCATCGCCGCCAAGAACGATCAGCGCAGCGGGTACTTCACCGCCAATCTCCGTCGAGCCAAGAACGGCAATGGTCGACATGACCATTGCGTGCGCAACGGCACTTGAAAAACTCTTCCGGACGCCTGATCGCTCCAGATCGCCGATGGCATCCAACGCCTTCTCTTCGGCGCGGCCGACTTCCACGGCGGTCAATTCCTCATCGAGGTTGATCTTCGTATTCATGGTCTTTCCCTTTCTGTGGTGGTGGATTTGAAGCGCCGGCCAGCTTTGCTGGCCGGCGTGACCTAGTCGCCTCCTTCGTTCGTGATGTCGTGGAACCTGTCTCGGATCAGATCGTTCTCGATCATCCGCTCGACGGTCGTCCGGACGCCATCCGCGAGAGCTGCCTTCATGACCTCCTTGGCCATCAGGCTTTCGGATGCACCGAGCAGGACATAGCCTTGGGTCTCCAGTCCGTTCAGAATGCCCTCGCCTGCCCTGCGGATCAGGCTGCTCATGTCCATCACATGGATGTCTTCGGGGGACATCTTGGGCAGGGTCTCACGCAGTGGCTTCCCTTGACTTTGATTGCCCTGTTGGCCATGACTTCGCCCGCCGGCATATCCGCCGGCCCTATCTGTGGTGGATGGGTGGACGGCGGCGCCTCTGGTGCCGCCGTTCCTTGTTGTGGTGCTGATTTTTCGGCCGTAGCCGTAGCCATCACCCTCACCGTAGGGGCTGCCGCCATAGGCCCTCTCGTACCGGTCGCCCCCCCACTTCGAGGACCTTGCGTAGGTCGGCTTCGGCTTTGCCGGCATCATTCCGTCGAGCATGGCGTCCGCCACATCATCGACGTCCTCGTTCTTGTCATCGTCGTCGTTCTGGTCGCTCATGGCTTCCTCCATTTGTGCCTGTTGGCCAGTCCGATCAGGACAACCTTCGCGCTGTCCTTCGATCCGAGCCGCTGTCCATTGGCCAGCCTCGCTACACTGACTGCCTCTGCATGGCTGAACCCTCTGGCCTTGAGGGCTCGCCACCAGCCGCCGTGCAGCCGCACTTTTCGGGCGCCCATCAGGCAGCCTTCATCGCTCTGGCTCGGCCGCCCATCGCCTTGATCGATCGTTTCTGCTTGTCCTTGGCTGGCATCAGGAGCTGGTGCAGGAATGCCCCGGCCTTGGCCGGCAATTCCTCGGCGTTCCGGATGACGATGTGGTCCGGATAGAACCCGCGAACCGCGCTATCGATAATGCCCACACCGAATGGCTCGCAGCCTTGGGCGGTAATGTTGTGCACGACGTTTCGCAGGTGGCCGTACTCATCGCCACATCCGCTCGTTGATGGATGACCATCGCTGAACACGATCATTACCTTGCGCTTCTCGGGACGCTTGCGCAGCCGGCGCCACGCCATGAGCAGGCTGTCTCCGTCGGCATTGTTGCCGCCCTGCCGGCAATGGATCGTTGGCGAGACAAGGCCAAGCTTCCACAGCGAGGTGCGCAGAGGGTCGGTAAACTGCTTAAAGACGGGCATGTCGATGTTGCCGTCCCGGTGACTCCATCCCGCACCCGAATGGCGGTCCCGGTCTGAATAGAAACCGACGACTTCGATGGGCACGTTCACCTTGCTCAAGCTATCCGCAAACACGAACGCTGCCCGCATGGCCTCGACAGCTTTCTCGCCGCTCATGCTGCCGCTCATGTCGATGACAAGCTGGACGGCCGCCTCGACCCTCATGGTTTCAGCCCGCACCCTCCGGTAGTTGTTCTGCCCGGTAATCACGCTGGCCAAGCGCTTCGGATCGATCACGCCTTCCTGTTGGCCGCGCAGCCAAGCACGGCGCTGCGCAGTGATGAGGCCACGCTCAAGAGCGCCCTTCATCTTGCGGGTTGGCAAGCCAAGCTCGCGCCGCATTTCCTCGATGTTCATCAGGCCGGCCCGAACAATATCCCGCTTGGTTTTGGGGACATAGGTTTTCCTGTAGTCTGGACTGGAACGCCCGACTTCGTAGTTTCTCCGGGACACGAGGTTTGCATTGAGAATGTAGCGTTCGAAGTCCTCCCACACGCGGTCGTCCCTCTTGTCCGACTGATAGCCGGACGTGCCGACCGGCAGACCCTCGCCAACAACATCGGACATGACCGTCCTAAAGAGGTTCGGCGCCTTCAATGGGGGCTTCCAGCTTCCCTTGTCGCTGCCGATTGAGGGAGCGCTGCCCATGGGGCCATCGCCCTCGCCGTCATCGCCCTCCCCTTCGCCTTCGCCTTCGCCGTCTCCCTCGCCAAGGCCACTGCCGCCCTCACCGGCCATACGGCGGCGCTCCTCACGCCTCTCTTGCTCTGTCTCGGGGGCCACATCGCCGAGCCACTTCTCCAGCCACCGGCTGATGTCGAGCGTCGACTTCGCCTTGCTCGCAGCCTCGCCAACACGCATGGCCACGTCTGCAAGGTCCTTGCCCACGAAGTTTCGGACCTCTTCGAGCGCCCCTTTGTCGACGTGTTGCCCCGTCAGCTTCCGACCCTCCATGCTGGCCAAGGCAGGGACGACATCAGCCTTCTTGCTGGCCGGCACTTCGCCAGACTTGATCGTCTTGGCGATGCGCTTGATCATCGCATCGGTCGTTGCCTCGAACTGGCCAACACTGCCCTCGTAGGTTTCAGAGAAGCGCCGCTCGACACGCACGCTATCCATCGCCTTGAAGAACGTTGAGTGGTTCGGGCTTGCCCCCATGCGTTGCCGGGTATGGGGGTTTGTGTAACGAAGCCCTGCCGCCTCGTGGTTGACAAAGCCTCGGGCCACATTGGCCGCCTTGCGGCTCACATTGGCGTTGCCGACAGACGGAAGCGTCACCGTCTTGCCGTCTGTCTCGGCCCTGTCGCCACCGATGACGACGTTGATCCCGGTCTCGCGGCCAAGCACCTTGGCGTTGGTGACCATCTCGTGCTCGAACAGGTCGCCGCTCATGGCGCCCTTGGCGCCCTTGGCGTCTTCGTCCTTCTTGTCAGTCATGTTTTCGTTCTCCGTGGTGGTGGGTGTGGTTGGTGGTTCCGATGCCCTGCTTCGCAGAGCATCGATTCCTCATTCCTATGGAATGAGGTGAGGAGGGAGGACGCCTTTCGAGGCGTCCTCCCAACCTGCGGACCACCAGCCGCAGGTGGATCGTCTCGCTCCGTGGACGTGTCGGAACTACGAAACGACCCGTGTGATGAGGCCCTTGATGGTGGCCTGATCTTCAGGGTTTGCCCGATCGATGAAGGCCACACTCATGGCCTCGTTGAGTGCCGCCTTGTCACTCATGAGTCCGCCGAACATCGAGTAGGTCATGGCGCAGGACAGCAGGCCACGAGGGCTCAGTGGCGTCAGTACCTCGCCGGCAGAGAACGCCTTCCAGTGCTCATGAGCATAGGCTGCCAAGACCTTGGCCTTGGTTCCGAGGCCCGGATACTTCGTCGACAGAAGCCGCTCGACCTGGGCCTGCTTCATGTAGTTGGCCTTGCACCACAACGTGAACCTGTCGAGGAAGGCGGCCGACTGAGGCTTGGCTCCCTGATAGCGACCAGTGTCATCGCCGTTGCCTTGAGTGTTCCCCGTGGCCATGATGCGGAAGCCGGGATGCGGCTGCACGACACGACCATTGTCTTCGAGCAGCGTCAGGTTCCGCCCCTCCAGAACGGGCTGAAAGAGGTAGGCAACATCCGCTTGGATGTAATCAATCTCATCGACCAGCAGGACGCAGGGCATCTGCATCGCTCTCGGCAGCACACCCTCGGTGAACTCGGTCACCGGATGACCGCCCTTCACGACGATGTCGGGCTTGCCGATGAAGTCCATGCGGGTCACCTCGCTGTCCATGTTCACCCGGATCACCGGGTAAGACAGCCTGGCCATGGCCTGTTCGATCAGAGTGGTCTTGCCGCATCCCGTGTCGCCGTACATCCACAGGCGCTGGTTGGTCACGAGTGCCGTCAGCACATTGAGCAGGAGTTGAGGCTGAAACTCATAGTCCTCATCGGGCTCCGGAACATCTGGATGAGAACTGTCCCAAGACCATACCGGAATGTCGAACTTGAAGGGTGCCGCCGCCTTGCCGGTCAACCCGAACACGTCCGACGCTGTCTTCATTTCGCACTTGCCTTCCGGCATTCCGCCAATGGCCTTGGCCTCCTTCATCGCCTCGCCAAGCGTGATCTTCATGCCGCCAGATGGCCGACTGGCAACGGCCATCGCCAAGGCACTGACCGTGTCGCCGATATCCTTGAGGTCGGGCAGGCCAAGGCCCTTGAGGTTCTGATCGATCAGGCCACGGGCAACCCCGTCGACCCCCGCGATCTTCTCCTCGATGGCTTTGGCCGTGCCGGCCAGCTTTGCTGCGTCACCCATGGTTGTCTCCTCTGTGGTGGTGGGTTTGGGGGTGGACTCGTCTCCCTCGGCATTGAGGGTTTGCCTGAGGGCGTGTTTGAGCTTGGACTCGACGCTGTCGATCACCTTGAGCGTGTGGCTGTAGATTTCGTCTATGTCGAACTCCGTGACATCGCTTCGAATGTGGGACAGGTGCACGACGCCAAGGCAGGCAGCCTTGAGTTGCTTCTGTGTCAGCTTGTTGCGCGCGGTGACGCAGGACCCTCGGAGCCTCTTTCTGAGGGGCCATCCGGACTCGTCGGGCAGATGCCACTTGGCGGCTTCTTCTTCCGTGATTACGGCGGCATCGTCCGTCAGCTTTCGCATCGCATCGCGCCGCTCTTTCGTGCCGTCATGCGAAAAAGCCTTGGCCGCCTCACGGCCGACGGCATAAACGGCCCGGTTCGCAATCGCCTTGGCCAGTCTGGTATGGCTGACACCGCGCGGAGCCAGCCTGCGACCGTGCTCCGTTTCGATGAAATCATTGGCGAGGGAGGCGACCAGAGCGTTTCTGGCCTGCTCCAGCAATTCACCCTCGCCTCCCCTTGGCCATGCGTATTCTTCGAAGTCCATTTCTCGATCCTCTCTGTGGTGGTGGGGTCTCATCCCTCAAGACAGAGTCGCGCAATTCGCGGGATGCGCGCTGACTTGAGGGGACTGTCGGGTCGTCAGTTGATCGTGCGGTCTTCCGGCGCGTCTGCCGCCACAACGACCGGCATTCCCTCGCCATCCAGAGAGACGTGGAACTCCAGCTTCTTGTCGTTGGCAGCCGTGATCGTGTCGAGGATCTGCTTGGCCTTGTCGGCCACTCGCCGCAGATCGTCTTGGTTCATCGGCTGCTTTGCAAAGGCGACGCCGGCAGAGCGCAGCATGTTCAGCCACTTCGATGTTTGGGGCGAGGCTCTCATCGTCTCGATCAGGTAGCGTTCCAGATCGTCCGAGAACTGGCTGTATGCCTGACCGAACTCGAACACTCCGAGAGGCGTGTGCTTGACCTTTGGCTCTCCGGCATCATCGACATCAACGGATACGGCAAAGAGCGTGATGCCCTTGGCCGATTGGAGGCACTCATCGATTTCTTTCGGGTCTTCGAGGCCGTCGGCATTCTTCGGGTAGAGTCCTGTCGACAGGGCAATCGATGTGCCGTTCTCCCCGATTCCGTTGCCGTCTGCCTTTTCCTGCTCCATGCGGTCGGCAATGGCATCTAGCTGCGTCTCTGCCATCCGGTTTCGCATGCTGATGATGCCATGGTTGGCCACCCAGCTCTCGACCTCCCGCCGGGTCTCTTCGTTGGGGCTGCTCGTCGCGGCCGCCTTGATGGCCTCGAAGATGGCCTTCGCCGCGTCTTTCCCCCTGGTACGCTGTATCCCCGATAGCTTTCGGGCGAGGGACTTCATCGTCCCCTCGCCGAAGGGCGCGCTCCCTTTTTTTCGGCCCTTGGCAGCCGGCCTCCCACCACCATCGCTGGCAGGTTTGTCGCCGCGCTCCTCCGCATGATCCTTGATGGCTTCGAAGCTGTCGAAGAGATTGGCGATGATGTCGCCATAACCGAACTCGGCGATCTTGGTCTCGGCCTCCTGTGCGCTGGCCGTAACGATACCGAGGCCGACAACTTGAAGCATGGCGCCGACGAACTGCATGTCCTTCTGGCCGAAGCCCACATCCATTATCCTGCGACCGATTTCGATTGCGACCGGCGCCGTGAACGTGAACTCTTTCTCCTCGTCTTCATCGGGTGGCGTGTAGGATACGCTCACACCCATGATGCCGCAGTTTTCGCAATGGCCGGCGCCGATGGTGATGCCGTTGCCGGTCTCCTTCAAGAACGCTTGGATGAGCGTGGGAGCGTGATAAAGCACATCGTCCATCTCGCTGAGCCAGCCGCTGTTCGAGCACTTGAACATGGTGATTTCTCCTGTGGTGGATCGTTTCATATGGGCCAGAGGATTATTTGTTATGGTCCCCATGACTAGGCAAACCATTCCCTTGGCCAAAGAAAAGGGCGGCCGAAGCCGCCCTTTGGTGACCGCCCTGGGTGGGCGGGTTAGTCGAAGGCACGCTCCGAAAAGATGGCGTCAAACTTCTCTCGTTCTTCGCGCTCCTTTTCGGACTCGGCTGACTCACCATCGGCCTCCTCATCGGGATCGAGGGGGTCATGGTCGGCCGCTGCGGCCCCAGCCGCCGTCGCTATTGCAGCAGCGGCTTCGGCCTTCGCTTTCTCCTCCTCCTCCTTGCGGGCTTCCTCTTGTGCGTCGGCTTCGGCCTTGCCCCAGTCGATGGGCAGATCGCCAAGGTCCTCGTCCTCATCGAGCCCGTCGATCACGTCGCCATAGGTCTCGTAGCTGCCGGTCATGTCCTCGACGAACTCGGCATCGGCCTCTGCCAGTCGGCGTGCCAGCTTCTGCATGGGTGCGGGAAGGTCGGCTGCGTGGCCTTCTTCGATCACCATCTGAACGGCATCGAGGATTTGCTTGATGCCGCCACGCAACATGGTCGTGGCATCCTCGATGCAGCGAGGGGTTGCGATCACGGGTTCGTATTCCTCACCATCCATGGATGGTGGGTGCCCTTCGGCCTCTGCTGTCTCGGTCATGGCTTCTTCCCTCCGTTCGTTTCCTCTCTGCCGTAGGCTTGACGGGCCTTTCGGATCATCGACTCCATCTTCCACGGCTCGTCGCTCCACCGGGCCAGTGCCACGCCGACCAACCACGCCGCATTCTGCGTGAGTGTGCGTTCAAGAACGACCTCGAAGGCAGTGGACGCTACGAATGCAACGAGCAGGATAGCTCCGAACAAGAGCACTGGATGGCCGTCGAGAGCGCCGATGGTCTGGCTCACGCTGTTGGCCAAAAGTGCGCCGGCCCATGGGATCAGGAAAAGGACTATCCTGTCGAAATGGCCGGGTGGCCGGGGTGGTGGTGACATAGTGGTTCTCCTGTGGTGGTTGGTCGTTCGTCAGCGCCAGCGGACGCCGGCCAGCTTGATCAGCCCTATCTGCGCACCCTTGGTGGACACCCATTGGCCGGGCTGTTGGCCTTCACGCCACGCCTCTTCGGCTTGGCGCTTATTCTTGTCCGGCAACTCGTGGCTGCCGAACAGGTAATCCGCCTCCCGCCGAGCGAGGTGCATCCACACGCTCAGCGATTGGCCGTTGTCGTTCTCGCGGTCATCGCTCATTGGCCCGGCGCTCCCTCGTGTGATAGTGCGCCATGAGGCCGGCCAAGGTTATGCTGGCGAGGAACAGTATGAGGGCGAACACGGCCGACACAATCCGGCCCTCGATCCCGGCGACGATGCCGCCCTGAAAGTTCATGCCGGCAGCGAAGGCGTTGAGGATGACGAGGAGGCGGGCGCTCATCGCTCGGCTCCCGCTTTCAGCCGGCCTATCAGCCTGCGAACCAGCTTGATTTCGTCAGGCGTGAGGGCTTCGGGCTCGGGATCGGGCTCGTCGTCGGACGGCTCCACCTCCACGATTCCCCGAAGGACGTTGGTCCCTTTGTGGATCGGGTGCTTGACGAAGATCGATGGTCTCGTCGGCTCCTTCGTTAGGGCGGTGCAGATGGTCTTGGCCTCTACCGACCCGGCTCGCAGCCTCTCGACCACGATGTGCGCTGCGGACAGATGGCCATCGACGACGATTGAGAGAGTGGCGTGGAGGAAGTCAGTATTGATCCTGCCGGCGTAAATACTCTGGCCGGCAGTCACCCTGCCTGCGGACAAGAGGCCGCCAGCCGAGATTGCCAAGCCCGCACCAATTGCGTTCGATTTCGCGTCGATGTCCCTCCTCGCCTCGATGGATTTGGCCGCGTAAAGACAGCCGCCCGACTTGATGTTTCCCCTCGCCCTGATCCATTCGGCAGAATCGCACCCCCAACGGAGCTTGATGTTGTCGGCGTAAATGTAGCCGCTCACACGAAGCCCGGCGTTGGCCTCGACGACAAAGTCTCCACGCAAGCGAAAGGGGTATGGTATGCGGATGAAGTGGGCTGGGCAGGCGACGATCCGGACATCTTCCTGCATGAGGTCCAGACAAGGCCCGATGTAGAGACCGTCCTGATGGAAATGGTTTTCCTTGATGATCATCACGCCGCCTCCGACTCGCCGAGCAGGTCGGGGATGCGGACGTCCGAGACGTGGTCATCGACCGTCGTGCGCGCTGCTGACAAGATGTCGAACAGCCACTTGGCCTCTTCCAAGCGGGGTAGGTCGCCCATCAGGGCGGCTTCCTCAACCAAGGCTTCGGCGCGCTCTGTCTCCTCGGTCAGGAATTGCAGGCGGGTGATGACAGCGCTGTCGGACATGACAGCGAGTTCTTCCTCGCTCAGGATACGGGGGGTCATTGGGTGGTTCCTTTCTGTGGTGGTGGTGGATTAGTTCTTGGCGAGCCGCTCGATTTCCTCGCGGGCCTCCTCGATGGTGAAGCGGGACTTGGTCGTGTCCATGAATCGGGAGACCAAGCCGATGATCCAGAAGATCGCGCCGATGAGTTGCAGCAGCCAGCTATCCAGCCAGATGCCAACACCCACAACGCCGATCAGGCTGCCGAACGTGACTACGTCAGTGGTCAGAGACCTCCAAAAGCGGTCGTCCTTGATGATGATGAATTTCAGGTCGTCGAACTTGACCCTCTGGTCGTTCGGTTGGTCGGTCATGCGGGGTCTCCGTGGTGGAAAAGACCCGACGCCCTGCGGCGCCGGGCAAGTTGGGATAAGACTACAGTCGTTACACGGCGCAGCGCGCCGCCAAGCTGGTCAGGATGACCGGCTCACTGGTTGAGACAGAGTCGCGCGATTCACAGGACGCCTTTCTTTTTTGTAGTCTTCGGCTCTGTCGATGGCGTTTCGGACAACCCCACTGCCGATAACGGCGATCTGACCGTCGGGTAATGTGACTGCGATAAGGTCGCCTTTCTTGATGGCTTCCTTCATGCTTCGAACCTCTTTCCGTCTGACTGCCTTCTCTTGCTTGACGACTTCCTCGACCATCTCGTCAGACGGCGAACCTTTCTCGACATCCTCCTCTGGCCGCATGTCGATTGCGACTTCGACATCATGGATTTCGACCCTCAATTCGGCTTCGTCATCACGGCGTTGCAGGAGTTCTCTTGCCGCGACACGGGCAGCCGCTTCCTTGAGTTCGTCCGCCGTCTCGCCCTCGTCACCGCCGAGGTGGGTGTACGTTTGGTCGAACCGAATGATCCTGCTAAGCTTCTTTCGCCCCCTCTTGATCCCGTCCTCGTGATAGGAGAATTGGATCAGGGCATAGGCCGACTGGTCATCGTCGATGCCTTCTTCCTCTGCCGCTTTGGCCTCGGCTGCCGCCTCCGCCTCAAGCACAGGTAGAATTGCCTCGATTTCGAGGATGGCTTGGGTCAACTCACCGTCTGCGTCGATGCTGCCGGCAGCATGGGAGCGAAGTCGGCCGACAGCACAAACGATGGCATCGTGCACATCAGTTTTGGACATAGCCATGCTGGTCTCCTCTTGTTTCGTTGCCGTCCGAAGGGCCAATCAATATCAGCCCTGCGGCGATGAGCGCCACAAGGACCATTCCCTTGACCACTTCACCGATTAGCCAAAGGGACACGCCCTGAAGCGCGCACGAAAAAAGACGGCGCGTCATGCGCGCCGTCCGGTGAGTTCGGTTTTCATCCGCTGCGCCCAGTCTCGGGCGTCCCTCTTCGGCAGGGGGTTGGAGCGGATGATGACAGGGCCGTCGCTGTCGCGCTCCCGGATATGGACCGTGCCTTGGTACAAGGACTGGTCCTGTGGATGAACGCTCACACTCCAGCGAGCGCTGACGACATTGGGAAACTTGGTCATGATGGTTCTCCGTGGTGGCTGACATGAAAAAAGCCGCCCCGAAGGGCGGCTTGGAGTGGGGGAGTGTTTGGCCTGACTAGCTGGCGAGGCGGCCGACCAAGGCAGCGCGCTGTTCGGCGGTCAGTGCCTCGATGTTGGCAAAGGCCGCGTCGACCGGATCGGCGTGGCCGTCATTCTTCGGTGCAGCCCTGCCCTTGCGCTTCGACTTGGCCTTCGACTTGGCCTTGCGGCCCTCGGGCTTCGGACCCTTGGTCGTGATGCCTTGCAGTTCAGCCGAGGTCCACGGCGACTTCACCTGCGGGAACTTCGCGTCGAGTGCCAGGTAGTCCTTGTGGCCCTCCTCGTTCCGAGGAACCTTGGCAACGGCAACAGCCGACTTGCCCGCCGAGATATCGGCATCGATCGTGCCATTGTCGGCGTTGATTGCGATGGGAATGATGAAATTGCCCATCGAAACGACAGGTTGCTCTCCAGACATGCGCAGAGGCTGAAAGCGCGTCGAGATCACACGACCGGCGAGGCCGATCTGGCGGGTCTTGAGATAGTGGCTGGTGGTGGTCATGGGTGTGTTCCTTTCACACGTTGATTGCCGACGAACCTTTCGACGGTCAATTATTGAGACAAAGTCCCGCGATTCACGCGAAACCAGTCTCTAAAACGACAAAAAGCCCCAGCCTTTGGGCTGGGGCGAGGGGATGATCCGAATGGATCAGATGATCGACAGCTTCAAGCCGACCTCGTAGAGGTCGCCGAGAAGACGGTCGGCACGACGCCGGATTTCCGGGCGAAGTGCCGGTTCGGCACTGTCGTAGGCTTGGCCAAGGGCCAGCCACTCGCGCTCAATGGCGCGCTCAACGCGGGCGAGTTCGGTGCGAGCGTCGATGTTCTGCGTGGTGGTGGGCATGGGAAAATCCTTCGGTTTCCTGCCGCCGAGACCATCCCGACGGCTACCGATTGAGACAAAGTCGCGCGTCCCATGCTCGCGCGCGCCGCGCCCTCGGCTCAGTAGGATTTTTCCATGCCGTTTTCCCTACCCTTCCTCTGGAAGGGGAGTGATTAGCCCTGAAAAATCAGGGCCTCTCGCCAATTTGGAGCGGATTTGGATCGCTTTTGCGATCCTGTTCCCCAGACGTTCCGCGCGTTGGCAGGCCGGGGGGGGCGGGCCACGGCTTCGCCGTGGGTCCCATCAGCGCGAGATCGGGACTCTCTCTTGCCCCGACCATTTTTTGTCAGCGGCAAATCCACCCGATTTGATTTTTCCCGGAAAGCCCGCCTTAATCTCCGCACCCCTACACCACGGAGCCCGCCATGAAGACGCACAGCAAACTTCTCCTTGGCCTCGCCCTTGCCGGCGGCCTGACCGCCACTTCCCTCCCTTTCCTGCCCGCAGCATACGGCACAGAGCGACCCAGCCTGTTCCCCAACAGCTCGGCCGAAGACGTTCCCTTCATTTGGGACGCTTCACACATCGCCGCTTCCATGGTCGCGGATGTCGAGTGCGGCATCGACTGGGCTTCCGACTGGGTCTTCCGAGACGCCGGTCGCCTCTCCGAGCACTACAATCTCGAAACCGATCTCATTATCGATATCTCCTCCGTCCTTGCCGACCGGCTGCGCGCCCGCATGTCTCCCGAGGCCGTTGCCGAGTTTTGCACGACCTATGTCCGTGCCGCCGGCGATCCCACTTGATCCCCTGACTCGGCCCATATAACCTCACCCTAAGGGCTAGTCCCCCAGAAGAGACGATGCCCTGCGCCCTACGTGCGCCTGACCGCCCGCTGTGTTCCTACCGCAGCGGGCGGTCTTTTCTTGACCGGACGACACCCTACCCCTCGCCCATCTAAAATTTGGCCATGCCGGTTTCCCCCTCATTTCGAACGGCCGGGTATGACCAACTTGCAAACATCGCCATTCCCGTTGGCCGAATCCTCCCGCCCATCTACGCCAAGATGGCGCGTGCAATCCTTTGGTCTCACCAAGACATCCCGATCCTGCACCCCAACAGCTATCGCGACATCCTTCTCGGCCCGGTGGCGCATAACGACCGAAGGCCGTTTACTGACGCCGATCTGCCGACAAGAAGGCCCCACACCGTCTATCTCAGCTCATCCGAGCCGGGGGCCAAGGGTAAGCGTGGCAAGCGCGTCCCGGTCCATTTCAACTACGCCTCTCCCCACCTCGTTCCTGGCACCCACGCAGTCAAACCTGTTCGCTGCCTTGGCTGCGGCTCGACTGGCTTTGCCCCTCTTCGCTCCGTCGTCTCCCGGCACGCCTATTGCTCCCGTAGCTGTGGGCTGGCCCTCATCCTCTTCGTCCAAGACATGGCCACTCTCTACCGCTCGCCCTACGTCGTGCTCCCCCCGTCGGCGAAGGTCTTCCGATACCTCGTTCCTCACCACCACATGTACCCGAGAGGGAACGACAAGACCTTTCGCATCGTCGAATCTCGCTCGACCTCTTTCTCCCCATTCGTCCTCGCCGGCGATGTCTCTCGCCGGTTCGCACTCAACGTCTGCGGCTTTGCGGTCCCCCACCCGCGCCACCTCGTCGAACACGTCCGGAGGCTTGTCTTGACCCACGATTCCAAAGCTGACGTTGGCGGACCACCCGCGCCCCTCAAAGAAGAGGAGGCCAAGCACCACGGCGCGCTTCCCGCGCCTCACATGACCATTGGCGCTCTCGACAATCCGATCACCCAGAAGGCTGCGCAAGTCGTTCTGGCTCACCTCGACACAGCCAATGATGTCTTGAAACCGACGCGCGCCGGCGCGGTGCGCGAGGCCGTCTGGTCCAAAGACCAGACCTCACTCTTCCTCGCCCTTCTCCGCCACACCGTGCCGACACTGTCGGCGTCGGTGAACATCACGCGCTCTGTCAGTCCCTCAGATCGCGATCCGGACGAGATGACCCAAGAGGAGATCATCAACACGGCCAAGGCCATCAAAAACCGCAACAAGCGCGAGGACGCCCCAAAGTGAGCAACATCCTCAATCGCAGCTCCACCAAGTCGACTGAAGACGGAGGCAACCGGGTGCCCTCCGACATGTCCCTGCGCGGCTTCGCCGAGGCCGTGGCCTCTTTCGATCTTGAGTCCGTCCCCCGCCATCGCCGCAAGCAGGCACTTCGCTCGCACGTCCTCAAGGTCATCTCGATGCACGCCCGAGACAAGAACCTCGCTGACGCGATCCAGCGCTCTTACCTCTCCCACCTGGCGGCGTCACGAAAGAGCCACTGACGCCCATGGCCAAATCAGAAGAGGAAATCCTCCGCAGGGCCGCCTTGATGGCTGCCGCCAGTACGTCCTACTCGGCGTTCATCCAGTACATGTTTCCCGGACGGACCTTCCCGAAGTTTCAGCTCGATTTCATCGACCTGCTGGACCAGCTCGAAAAGCGCGCACTCGTCCACCCCACCACAGGCGAGCCGGTCTACAACCTCCTGATCAACATGCCGCCGCGCCACGCCAAGTCGCATTACGGCACCATTCTCTTTCCTGCCTACCTGATGGGCCGGAAGGCCACGCGCAAAACGATGGTCTCAGCATACAACTCCGATTTGGCCACCGACTTTGGCGGCGAAACCAAGTCCATTGTCACCAACCCTCGCTTCAAACAGGTCTTCCCGGACTTCAGGTTGTCCACCGACAGCCGCGCATCCGACACGTGGAAGACGAAACAGCGCGGCGCCTACTACGCCCTTGGCCTGAACGGCACGACTTCTGGCCGTCCGGCCAATTGTTTTGCGGCCGCCACACTCGTCCTCACCCCGGACGGCCCGCGCGCGATCTCCCAGCTCCGCGCCGGAGACAAGGTCGTATCGTTCGACCACAGCACCAACGAAACCGTGATCAAAGAGATCGTTGCCACTCGCTCTCAGATGGCCGAAGTCCTTGATTACAAACTGCAAACCGGCGTAAAATTGACCTCAACGTCGGACCACCCCCTCTTCGACATCAAGTCGCGGCTTTATCTGCCGATGAGGGAATTTGCGGGTGGACAGTACAGCTCACCAATCGGTCTTAGCCGAGGCCAACGCGCGCAGCAGAGACCGCATCTGTCAGCATTGTGGGGCGGCGTTCCGCGTCCCCTACCCCAGCGTTCGCAAGACGATGTGCTCAAGAGCGTGCAGAGGCGCCCGAAACGTCAAGCGCGCGGCGATTACGAAACAGTGCAAGGGGTGCGGCAACGAGTTTACCGGCCCACGCCACGCCACCAAAGATCGGCTGTACTGCACGAAGGCGTGCTGGGACGCGCACAAGCCCGTCACGCTTCAGCGTCTCCGCGAGAAAACGTGCCCGGTCTGCAAGGTGCGGTTTCAGCCCTTCAACAGGCATGCGGTGACCTGCTCGAAAGAATGCGCGCGCAAGCTCCATTCGCTTCGCATGAGCGGGCCGTTCAACCCACGGCATCGCAACGGCGCAACGCGCCAGAAGTACGCGCCACACTGGCGCCCTTTGGCCAAGGCAATCAGAGCGCGCGACGGCCACGAGTGTTTCCTGTGTCTCGCGCTGTCCCCGACCCACGATGTCCACCACATCGATCTGACCAAGTCGAACAACTGCGCGACGAATCTGATTTCCTTGTGCCGCCGGTGCCACACCATAGTGCATCGCTCGGACCACTTGGCCCTTGCATGGTCACCAGTGCTTCGGGCCGTCGCCGCGAGCCGGTCTTTGACATTCAAGTGGCCGATACAGCCAACTTCTTTGTTGGCGGTTTCCCCACCGGCGGCTTCGCCGAACCCGGTGCTCATCCGACTTATGTGCTGGCGCACAACTGCCTTATCATCGACGACCCTATCAAATCCCGCCCTGACGCTGAGTCCCCCACCATCCGCCGCAACGTCTGGGACTTCATCACCGGCTCGCTGTGGATGCGCCTCGAACCGGAAGAGGACGGCACGCCACCCATCCAGTTGATGACCCTGACGCGGTGGCACCCTGACGACCCCGCTGGCCGCCTCATGAAGCTCCCCGAGTGGGCCGCAGGCGAGTGGCACCATGTCTACTACCAAGGGCTCACCGAACTGCCGACCGATCCCGCAGAGCCGGAGAAGCGCCAGTATCGCGCCCTTTGGCCGGAGCGCTTCGATGTCCGCTACCTCCTCAAACAGAAGTCTCGCTCGGAGCGTGACTTCGCCGCTCTCTACCAGCAGCAGCCCCTCATCGAGGGCGGCAACATGCTCAAGCGCGCATGGTGGCAGTGGCTCCCTGAGGATTTCGATCCGCTCCTTCAGCGTTACCACTCGCTCCTCATCGCGGCCGATACCGCCTACAAGTCCGGAACCCGCAACGACTACTCGGCCTTGGCCATCGGCGGCATCACCCTCAAAGGCGACATCCACCTCCTCAACATGGTCCGGGGCAAGTGGCAGCTCCCCGAACTTAAGCAGCGCCTTATCATCCTCAACAACCGCCTGCGTGGCCGTGGCCTTCGCGCGATCATCGTCGAAGACCACGCCTCTGGGCAGTCACTCGTCCAAGAGCTGCGTCGGGAGAGCGGCCTGTCAGTGATTGCGCGCCGCTGGCCGGGCGACAAGGTCACCCACCTTTCCTCAGTCCTTCCGCTGGTCGAGGGCGGCCGCGTCTTCCTGCCGCACAAGAACTCCACCAATCCGAACATGCACACGGAGTGGCTGCCGGACTTCCTTGCCGAGATCGAGCAGTTCCCGGCCGCCGCTTTCGACGATCAGGTCGATGCGTTCTCGCTCCTCGTCTACGAGCTTTCCAGAACCTCTATCACGGCCGAGATGATGGAAGCTCAGTTCGCAGACTTCCAGCTCGCCTCATTGGCCAAGAAGCCCATCGAGCAGCTCGAAGGTCTCTACGGCCGCTCACTGGCCAAGCAGCTCGACGTGACCGGACGACGGGGTTGGGGCGACTGAAATACTATCCGGCGCATCACACCAAGCCGACCAAGGTGCCCCGTGAAAAAGCCAATCCCTACAGTCGACAGACCCGACCGGACCCCTGAACGCCTCAACCTTGAGTATGCCGCGACCACTGGCCCCGGCCGACTCAACGATCTTGGCCAAGGTACGCGCCAGCATGTCGAGTCTCTTCGTGAGCGGTACGAATCTCACCAAGTGTTCGCTCTCCCCGCAGACCCGGACTGCAAGACTGGGCGGTAACCCATGGCTTATCCGGCCTACAAGACGCTTGACCGCCCTGACGACCGGCGCGTGATCTTCAACCTAGGCGAGGTCCCGCAAGTCGCCAGCGCGCTCTTTGATTATGAGGACATCTCCGATGCCCTCAGCGAGGAGCAGGAGCAGCGTCTTGTCGATTACATCAAGGCTCTCGTCGACCTCTCTCATTCCAAAATCTCAAAGCGCTACGACCATTGGCGCGAGGCCGACGAGGCGCACGATGTCTATGTCCGCCCGGATACCACAGACTTCCGCGAAAAGGCGGTAATCGGCGACACGCGCGCCATCACCGAGACCGTTGTCACCTACCAGATGGCGGCTCTGACGGGGCGCAACCCGATGTTTCAGCTTGAGGGTTTGAATGGAAAATCCCGCAAGCCCTCTCTCCTGCTCGAACGTGTCCTGCACCAGCATATGCGCCGCACCGCTGGCGAGGCGCGCATCGCCCAGTTCCTCCTCGACAGCTCGCGCTACGGCTTCGCTCCCACCAAGGTCACTTGGGACGCCAATGGTCGCCAGAACTCTCTGATCAATGCCAACCCGCGCCTGACGTTTCCGGACCCCCGTCCCGGCTGGGGCAACTGGAACGATCAGTCCTTCGTTGTCCTCTCAGACTACAAGTCGACGCAGCAGCTCCTGCGTTCCGGCATGTATCCCAAGTTCAACAAGTACCCGGCCCTTCACGACGCGCAGCTCGGCAGCCGCCAATCATGGACGGCGCACAAGCACATCGCCGACGAGGGCCGTGGCCTTTCCATCGACCCCTCCGAGATCGATTCCAAGGACGCCCGCTTCTTCAAGACGGGTGACACCCACGTCGTGGACGAGGCGTGGTTCATCGTTTCAGGCTACGAGATCGGCCTCCCTCAAGTCGGCCTCGTCTGGATGGTGGCCACCGTCCTCAACGAGAAGTTCATTATCCGCCTCCAGCTCTCGCCGTATGGCCAGCAGTTCCCAATGGTCTACGGCTCTCTCTACCACGACGTGCACAAGACGTGGGGCCAGTCGCTCTACGACCTCCTCCTGCCTCTCCACGACTTGGCCAATTGGCTCATGCGATCACGCATCGACAATGTGCGTGCGGCCCTCAACAACCTGATTTTCGTCGACCCCACCCAAGTCAACATCCCCGACCTGATCGACCGCAATCCGTGGGGCATTGTTCGCACGCTGCCTGGCGTAAAGCCGGGCGAAGGCGCCATGATCGCAGACATCCCGGATGTCACCCGTGGCCACTGGAACGACATCGCCGCTCTATCCGATATCAAGCAGCGCGTCTCGGCCGCTTCCGATGCCCAGCAGGGCGTGCCCACTGCCGACGTTCGGTCGGCCACGGAGATCGCGCGCCTGACCCAGCTTGGCTCCCAGCGCCTTGGCGTCGCCTCTCGCATTACCTCGGCCATGTCGATCCGACCGATGGTCGAGATGATGGTTTCCAACATCCAAGACTCCCTCAGGTTCGAGGCATCCATTCGCGTCAACGATCAGATGCCCTCCGAACTCGTGGCCTTGGCCAAGGAGGACTATATCGACGTCGATGTCCAAGCCCTTCAGGGCGACATCAACTACCTCGTCATCGACGGCACCCTTCCCATTGAGCCGACCCGCTCCCCAGAAGTGTGGGTCAACGTCCTTCAGGCGATGGCCCAGACAGGTCTCAACATGGAGTACCGGATGGGAGAGATCGTGGAAGAAGCGATCCGGGCGATGGGCGTTTCTGACCTCGACCGCTTCCGCATCTCCGACGAAGAGCGGGCGGCTAAGGGCCTCTCACCTAGCCAGCAACTGGCCATGATGGAGAAAGCGCGCGGCGCTTCGGTCATGCCTCAGGAACAGCTTTCCCAAGAGGTTCAGAAAGGCAACCTCGTTCCGTCCCGCGAGACCCTTCAGACCAAGGGAAGGGCCGCCGCATGAGCAAGACGCGACAGAACGCAATCTCGGACAAGGACCGGCTCTACAAACTCGAACAGGAATCCATCGCTCTCCGTAACGATCTTGAGGCGAGCCGAGACAAGATTGCCGATCTGAGAAAGCAATTGGCCAGTACGCCCGACTTCGCGGTCGCGCTCGATGCCGCGATCCACCAGTTCTCCGAACGCCTCGCTGTCCTTGAACGTAAGGTCGATAAGGAATTGATCGCCAGCCAGACCCGAGCGGCCGTGGCCAAAATCATGCGCGAGGAGCAGGCCAAGGAGCAGGCCAAATGACCAAACCTCGCTCCGAGCAAATCCGGTTCCTCTCGGCGGCCACTGGCACTGAAGTCATTCTCGATGCCTACATTGAGTCTGCCGAGCTGGGTGGCCGCACCATCGCCGACATCCTTGGTGACATCTTCGATGCTACCGGCACGTTCCGTGCCGACATCTTTGAGTTTCGCGAAGACCCCCTAACTCCTGGCATCCTCCAATCTCGTGTCGGCGACTTTGTCGACCCAAACGCCGGTTGGACAAACCTCTCCAACACGGATTTCCAATCCTTCGTCACCTCTTGTCAAACGGCTGCGTCTGAAGCCGATGCTGCGTGGGCCGCGACCGAAGCCATCTACGACCAGACGGTGATCGTCTACAACGACACTATCGCTGTGCGCGGCCAAGCCATCGTGGCCAAGGATGCTTCCATTGCCGCTCAGGGCCTTTCTGAGGCGGCCCGCGATGCCGCCGGAGATGCCGCCACTTTGGCCGGCGGTCATGCGGCCACCACCCATGGCTATATGACGACGACCGAGGGTTATCGCGATCAGACGCTTGGCTACCGCAATGAGTCGGAGGGCTTCAAAAACGATGCGGAAGCCGCCGCGATTGTCTTCGCTACGCACATCGCGGACACCGCCAATCCTCATGCAGTGACCAAAGCCCAAGTTGGTCTCGGCCTTGTCGACAACACAGCGGATGCCAACAAGCCGATTTCATTGGCGACCCAGAACGCGCTCAACGCCAAGTTTGATATCTCCGGCGGGACCCTGAGCGGCCCCCTTCTTCGCGACGCAAACTTCAAAATCGATCTCGACGGCGAAGATCCGACTCTCACCTTGGACTTGGCGGACAAGATCGTCTTTGACCGGTCGCACGACACGCTGGGGGTCGTGATCAACGACCTCTATCGTCTGGCCATCAGCCCGACCAATGTGCACGTCTATGGGTCAATGAGCACCGACGGCATTCTGTCGCCGTCCGCTTTGAACGTGCAATCGGATGCAGACGTTGCAGGTCTGCTGAGACGGGCCGGCAATACGGTTTGGGATGCCAGCAACTTTGATCCAGCTCTGAAAGCCGATCTCTCCGGCGCGACCTTCACTGGCCCAATCGTTGCGCAGGACGATCCAGCGCACGGCAAAGCCATGGTCTATCCGGGCTCGGCCATCCAGCCCGGCTTCATAAACTTCAACAAGCCGGACGGCAGCAACTTCGGCTACGTCGGCTGGTCAGACGGGGACGACTGGCTTCAGCTCTGGCACTACACCAGCACGCAAAAGGGCTGGCGCACCAACGGCATTCTCCGTGCCGATGGCGTCCCGGCCTTTTATGCCTTCAAGGCCGGCGGCGCCCAAAGCTCTCTCGGCGTGGTCGAGTTCTCCGGCATAGGCAACAATAATGGCGGCTACTACAACGGATCGACCTATCGATTCACTGCGCCGTGTGCTGGAAACTATGTGTTTCACGCCAACGTGTTCATCCAGTTCGCGTCACCCTCTGCCGGCTTCGGAGCTTGGTATTTTCGAAAGAACGGGGTGACCTTCGGCGGCACTCACCACACAAGCATCCTCACCAACACCCAGTCATACCAGATGGTTCCCGGCAGCATCATCATGCAGCTCGAACCCGGTGACTATGTCGACATCTATTTTGGCGTCCAGACGAACACCTGGGTCTACAACAGCTCGTTCTCACAATTCTGCGGATACCTGATCGGATAAGGCGAGATCGCTATGAACCACAACATCACCCTGACGGATGGCCAGAAGCTGGCCCTTGAACTGGACATGGCCGATGTGGTCGAGTTCATCGACAATTGGGTCAACTCGCGCCTCGACATCGCCGCCAACACGATCCGCAATGCCGATTGGTACGGTGAGGCGGTGGCCGGCGTCGTCGCCGATGGTGGCGATCCAGTGGACCCGTTCGTGGTCGTCCTGAAGGCGCGCACTCTTGGCCTTGTCGAGACTGCCCAAGAACGCGCAGATCGTCTTGCCAGTGAAGCGCCGCCGATCTCCGGGCCATCGCCGGAAGAAATCATCGCTTCGCGTGTCAATGGTCACGCCATCGTCCTCAAGGTCGATGCCGTCAACGCGCTTCGCACCGATGGCGGCGAGCCGTTCCCAGTTTCATCTGCCGGTATCGTTCTGATCCGGGACAACTATACAGATCGGATCAACGAGCTTTCAGCGAAGACGCTTATCGGCGACACGCTTACAGCCGAGGAGGTCGCCGAGGTATCCCGCATCAAGGCTGGGTTCGCCTTCTTCAAAGGGGTCGACACAGCCGCGCAGGCAATCATCACGGCTGGCGATCCCGCTGACCCGATAGAGGCTGACCCACGATGGCCGACGCCTCCGACGCCCTGACCTGCACCCTCGCTTTCTATCGCGGCTCAAGCCGTCCGACCGACTGGATTATCCAGATATGGACATCCTCGCCCTACAGCCATGTCGAGTTGGCCACCGATCTCAAGCGCAACGGCAAAGGCGAGATCATTTCCTTCCGTGGCCATTCCGCCTCGCCGCGCGACGGGGGCGTCCGCTCGACCCACATTGACGCGAAGCCGGGCCACTGGGACTTCATCGAAATCCCCGGCAACGAAGCCGAGGCCGTCCAATTCATCGAAGCTTACCACGGCTACCCCTACGACTGGCCAAACCTCTTCACCCGGCACATCCTGAAGATCGGTCCCCTCCCCTACAAGCCGTTCCGTCGCATCGCCTTCCTGTGCTCCGAAATCGTCCCCATGGCCGTCGGCCTTGGCCATCTCACCCATCTCGATCCCGGCGCCATCCATGACGTGCTGCTGAGCCGCTAACCGATAACCGGACGACAGTTCTATAGCCCGCTGCCATTTTGGCCGCATGTTCGGATTGCCCTCAATCCCTGCCGCGCTGCTCCGCCCGCAGACCTTCGTGGTCGGCGCTGCGATCCTGTTTGTCCTTTACGTGTACCTGATTGCAATCCCCTCAGCCGAGCAGCGCGGCAAAGCGGCGGCCTTTTTGGCCGCCTCTGAGCGCGCGCTTTCCCTCATCCAAGAGAAGAACGAGAACGCCGATGAAATCCGCGACCTTTCTGCCTCTGATCTCTGCCGTGAGCTTGTCCCTGACGGCATGCCAGACGACGCCTGCGACTGAAGGCGCCGGCTTCGTCCTGATGACGCCCCAGCCGCCGACCGCAGCGTACATCTCGCGCAACGATCGCCAGTTTGCCGAGCAGGTCGCGGTGAACAACCGGACCTGTGGAGAGGCTCCGGCGTGCGAAAAGTGATCAAGCGTTCCCGTCAGCAGACAAAGAAGCCGACGCATGGGCTCAAGCTCAGGCGCCTCCTCCCTCGCTCGGCCAAACGTCCCCGGAGAAAGTGATGAACCTGCTCACCGAAGCCCAGCTCTACGAGATTGCCGGCGTCCGCTACCGCAGCGGCAACCGTGGGCGAAACCAGCCCAAGATCGTCAGCGAAACGGTTCGATACATCAACGAGTACGGCCACCACTTTGACCTCGACAATCTCCTCAACTTGTCCCGCTTCCTTGGCCAGACGGCGGTCGAATCCGCCTACTTCTCGACGACAACCGAGTTCGCATCCGGCAAAGACTATGAGGGCCGCAGCGATCTGGGCAACACACAGCCGGGGGACGGCAGACGCTTCAAGGGGCGCGGCCTAATCCAGACGACTGGCCGTTACAATACGACCAAGTTTACCAAGTGGGCCAAGGCCGTGCTGAGCCGCTTCGTCTCCAAAGCCATCCCCGACTTCGTCAAGAACCCAAAAGAGCTGGCTAATTTTCCATGGGCCTTTTTCTCGGCGGCTTATTACTGGTCCGAGGGCAACCCCACGCGCCGCTCTCTCAACCGGCTGGCCCAACAGGGCAATGACGAGATGATCACGCGCCGCATCAATGGCGGCCTCAACCATTTCTCTGAGCGCCTCGATGCGACCGACCGCGCAGCCCTCGTCCTCCTTGGCTACAAGACCGACAAGGGCGGCATCCGTGCTTTCCAAGAAAACGCTGGCATCACGGTCGACGGCCTCACTGGGCCAGAGACGCGCAACGCCCTGATCTCGGCCCTCAAAGCGGCCAATCGACCCAAACCTGTGTCCACGCCGGGCCCCGAGAAGCCAGCTCCGCAACCGGCCAAAGAACCGGCCAAGCAACCCCAGCCGGCCGTGAGGCGCAACAACCCCCTGGCCGCCATCATCGAAGCAATCCTGAACCTGTTCCGCCGATGAAGTCAGTCACCGCCCACCGCCCCGTTCACGCGATCAGGCGCGATCTCGAAGAGATCGACGCCCTCGCTGCTTCGCGCGGCTGGTCTCTCCTTTCCAACATCCTCGACCGCGAGGCCGACTCCATCATCAAAGCGATGACCGGCAGCGTCCACACGGCCAAGGAGATCCTCGACTTCCAGCGTGCTGGCCTGCGCGCCGTCAAGCTCTTGCAGTCCCTTCCTGAAACACAGGCCCTCATCCTCAAAAACGAACTCGAACTTGCGGAAGCCCATGAGGGCGCCAAGGAGAAGACCGATGTCTCTGAATAATGAACAGCGCAAAGCCATTGCTGCCATCGACGGGCCGCCGCCGGAAGAGGCCGGCCAAGGCGGCACGCCGCAGCCTCAGGAAACGGCGCAAGGCCAAGCCCAGTCTGACGGAGCCCCGAAATCCGAGTCCGAAAAGCTGCGCGAAGAAGCCTTTATCGAGATCAACCTAGGCAATGGCCAGACGCGGAAGATGACCGAGTCCCAGATCGCTGGGATGGCGGCACGTTACACCGGCCTCAACCAGAAGAACGCCCAGATGAAGCCGGTCATCGCATTGGCTGAAAAGATCATGCAGGCCAACCCGAACCTGACGCCGGCCCAGCTTGGCCAAGAGTTGGCTGAGTACGCTCAGCAGCGCATGTCGGGAGGAAGCCCACAGAACACGCCACCACGTCCGAACGAACCGGCCCCAAACTCCAACTCCGGCACACCGTCCGTCCCTTCAGATGACGATCTGGCCAAGTGGGAAAACGAGAACGCCTCCACCCTGCCGCCCGGCTACAGGCAGATGCAGGGCAACATGAACCAGATGGCTCAACAGATGAGCCGGATGACTGAAGCCATGCAGCAGGTTCTTGCCCAGACGACTGGCCAAGTCGAAGCAGCTCGCATGGCCCAACAGGGCGCTCGCCAGGTACAGGGCCAATCTGTCCAGCAGACAATTGGCAACAACCTTGACGCTGCCCAGCAGCGCCTTCAGCTCCCCACTGACATGGCCAGCCCCTTCATGGAGTTTGCCGCACAGCGTGGCTACACGATGGAAGACTTTGTTGATCCCGATCTGACCCTGACGGTGATGAACGATTTCAAGAACCATCTGTCCTCAGGTGAGATGGACCGTCTTCGTGGCATTCAAGAGCGCCGCCAAGCCTTCACCACTCCTACCGGTGGAGCGCCTTCCGGTCCTCAGGGACAGCCGAGCGAGGAGCAGGCTGACTTTGACGCCTTTGCCGGAAGGATGGCTGAGAAGCGGCGCCTTTAGATCGCATCATCCATCTCGGCTTCCAATATGGGTGCACGACGGGGGCGTTAACGCCGAGCATTGCGTAGGCCGTCTCCCGGCTCTTTTCCGTCGTGCAGTTTCCAAAAACGCCTGCGCGCCGCAGGACCCCGACGATCCTGCGAAACTGTCTCGGATTGGCCTTCACGGCCCCACCGAACCAGAACTTGGGATGCGTGTCGCCCTTTGCTTCATTGCACTTCCGGCACACCGCCACATAAAACCTGCCGCCCATCGCCTGCGGGATGACGTGATCCCTCGTCGGAAAAGCCCATTGGCTTTTTGTTGACATTCTGGTTCCGCAGTATGGGCATTCTTGTCCGTCATGCGCGCGAACCCATGCGCTCAATCCGGTCGGGCCTTTCCTCGCCATGCTGGGCTGTCTCCTATGGCAGCACCCTCCCAGCAACAGCCTATGTCGTCCTCAAGATGATTTGCAATGGTCTTCAAGTTGACCGGATGACAGATTCCCCAGAAGCGCATAATCTCTCGAACCAGAGCGCTTCGGCCCTCGATCTATAACCGAAAGACGGTCGCCCGAGAGATGCCGGGTGAGAGTTGAACGGCCCCGTCCTGAATGACCGATGACGGCAGAGCGCCCGACCCGTCCTTCAGACCTAAACAAACGCAACCCAGATGGAGGCCAAGATGGCCATTCTCGGCGTTCGCGGTACGGGTGAGTTCACGACGGATTTCCGCCCGACCAACTACCGCGAGCTTTACACCTTCCTTGAGCCGAACGGCGATGCGCCGCTCTCAGCTCTGATTGCAATGATGACCTCCGAGTCCACGGACGACCCGAAGTACAACAACTTCCGGGACGAGCTGCCGGATCAGGTGGTCACGGTCAACGGCGCTGTGGCTGACACCTCTACGGGTGCCGTCACGCTCGACGCCAACGACGACAACCAGTTCATCGTCGCGGGTACGATCCTCGTGAACGCCACGACCGGCGAAGTTATGCATGCCACTGCTGATTGCACGGGCACGGCCCTGACCGTTACCCGCAACATTGGCGGCACCACGCATCAGATCGCCGACAACGCTGAACTGTTCATCGCCGGCTACGCAGCGAAGGAAGGCGCGGACACTCCGACGCCGATCTCCTTCGATGCCACGCTTGCGTACAACTACACCCAGATTTTCCGAACGGCCTTTTCGGTCACCGGCACTCTGGCCAACACCAACCTTCGCACGGGACCCAAGGAAGACGAGTCTCGCGTGAAAGCCCTGAAGCTGCACATGAGCGACATGGAGCGTGCCTTCTTCTTCGGCACCCGCCACATCGCAAATGCCAGCTCTGCCGAGCCGACTCGCTACACCGGCGGTCTGATCAACTCTCTGACCAACGTCATCGACGTGACTTCCGATACGGCAGCCTCGACGATCATGACGGAAGAAGAGTTCGACACGAAGCTGATCGATGACATCTTCGCCTACGGGTCGAAGGAAAAGATCGCCTTCATCGGTTCCACCGTGGCGCATCACCTCAACTGGTTCGCCAAAGACCGCTGGTCTCCTCAGCAGGTGGACGGTGCCTACGGCATCAACTTCACCCGCTACACAACGCCAGCGGGCGACCTGCTTGCATACCTGCACCCGATGTTCCGTCAGCTTCCGGGCATGAAAGAGTCCATGCTCATCCTCGACATGCAGGACATCTGTTACCGGTACATGCAGAACCGTGACACGCAGCTCCTCAAGGATCGTCAGGGCAACGGCGAAGACCGTCGCAAGCACGAGTTCCTGACGGAGTGTGGTCTGGAGCTGAAGCAGGACCGCACGCACACCTACGTCAAGAATTGGACGCTTCGCAAAGCGGCCTAGTGACGACCCGGCTGGGGGCTTCGGCCCCCAGCTTTTTCTTCTTCCAACATCGAGGTTCCTCATGCCCGAAGCCACTCAAAAGGCAGCAGCAAAAGCTGAGCCGAAGGCCAAGCCCGCGAAGGCGGAGCTTCAGTTCCTCTACCGAACCACGCGCGACGAAGACCGAAGCTACAAATTCCTGGGTGTTCGCGGTCGTCGCAATCCCGAGCACCCCAACAAGGTCGAGTGGGTTCTGAACAAGGAACAGGCCGAGAAGGCCGCCGTTCATCACCTCGTCGTCATCGGCCGTATCGCGGCGGTCGGAGACTAATGACCTCCGGCCTCCCGAATGTCACATCGGGCGGCAAGTACGCCCATCTCAGCGAACTGATGGCCATGGGCCTCGTCATCTTCGGCGACTCCAACGTCGATATGATTGACGGGGCCTTGGCCCATTTGATGCTGAAGTTCGCCAATGACATCGTCGACGAAGTCAACATGCACCCTTATCGCGAGGGCATGGACCAGATCGCGCGATACATCTCCATCGAAGACAAGCGCCCCATCGACGATCACATCATGATGGACGGTTTGGCCGCCGCCTATGCAAAACACCAGCGTAGCGACAAGGCCATCGTCCTGATGAGCGACTACTACAAAACCATGAACCGGAAACTCTGGCAGGAGCGCAACGGAAACACCCCCATCGATGTCCGCGCTTTCGACGTGGCCAAGACCAACCCCAACAACGGGTCATTGTCGTCGGAGGGTGAATGACCACGCCCTCCAAATCGCCTCGCGCTGTCAAAGAGCGACCGATCGCATACGAAAACTTCATTGGCTTGGAGACCATCCGCGCGAGAAACAACCAAGACACCGGCAAGCGCCAACCCTTGGCCGTTCTCTCAAACGGTTACGCCGATCCCATTGGCCAGATCGTGCGCGACCCCGGCGTCACCCGCATCCAGAGCGGCGTCAACATCGCCCACGCCAAGCACTACGACCTCTTCTCGCTCCTCTGGTTCGAACGCCTGTCCGACGGACTGTACCCTCGCTCGACCACTGGCGCGCAAGCTCCCACATTTTTCACCGCTGGCGCCAGTCCATCGTCCGTCCATTTTGGCGACATCCTCTACACCTTCGCCCAAGGCGAGACGCCTGTCGCATTTAACGGCACGGCCTTCGAAGTCCTGCCAGCGACCAAGCCTCTATCCAATCGGCTGCGCCCTGCCTTCGCAACGACCGTGGCCTCCCGCCTCGTCGTCGGCGGCATGCCGCAATACCCGAACGTCATCGAAATCAGCCGCGTCAACGACGTCAACTTCTTCTCCGAGGAGGAGGCCAAAGACTCCGAGAATGTCCTGCGTGGCTTCAAGATCGATCTGGGTAACCAGCTCAAAAACAATGAGCGCATCACTGGCTTGGCCACCTTCGAAAACGACAAGCTGATTATCTTCACGACCTCTCGCGGCTTGATCTACCGGACGGGCGAAAACATCGAAGACTGGGGCATTGAATCCCGAACCTCCATCTCCGCTGGCTGCATCTCCCACAACACGATCCAAGAAGCCAACGGTGATGTCCTTTACTGCTCACGAACGGGCGTGCAGACCGTGCGCCGCTCCCGCGAAAACGGGGTGATGATCTACTCTCTGCCGCTCTCCTTCCCGATCACGACTCTCTATCGGGAGCTTGTGCGCGGCGTCAGCGACATCAAGGACATCTCGGCGGCCTTCGACGCTGACGAAAGCCAGTACCATGTCTTCTTCCCGTTCGAGGGCGCCATCAGCCGGCGCCTGACACTAACGCTCGATCCGACTGACCTTGACTCTTCCGGCACTTGGTCGCTGTCCGAGAGCTTCTTGTCCACGACCTGTGGCGATTACGCAGACGGCTCGCTTATCTACGGCACCCCGGACGGCCTCTTTCAGGTGGCCAAGGTCGAAGAGGAGACCGCCGGGAAGTTTCCCGACCTCAGCATCGAGACGCCTGACCTGTTCCTTGGCTCCTTCACCGACCACAAATCGCTGGCCGGCCTTGTCCTGTCCTGCGCCGGCAAGAGCTACCTCAACCTCGAACTAATCGATGCCGTCACCGGCAAGGTCATCTGGTCGCGATACAATGTCGAGGCCGAGCCAGGGACCGCAATTGCAGACGCCCGAGGGACCCCTCTCAACCATAACCGCCGCGTGCCTGTGAATGTGCGGACGACGGCCTGCCGCCTGCGCGTTAAGGCTTGTGGAACGGGACAATTCCGTTTCGCCGGTTTCGCGCTGATCGTCGGAGAGTGACCATGGGACGCTTGGCCCAGCTCAACCCCAACAACTACGGTTCGTCTTCAAACATTCAGGCGGACTTCGAGAACATCGTTCGCTACCTTGTCGCTGCCGAGCGCGGCAACAAGACGGTGGCCGAACTGATCACCTCAATCTTCGACGCCACCGGCCAGTTCGATGTCGCGTTCCAGTTCACCTACGATGCCGATGGACTGAAATACAAAACGGCTTCCGATGCAGACTGGACCGTCTTGGCCACACCTGAAGATCTGCGCGGAGACCCCGGTAGGGACATTGGCGATGTCGCCCTGCCAATCATCACGGCGCGTGTGGACACGACCGCAACTGCCAGTCAGACCGTCTTCCCCTATGTCCACACATCTTCCGATTACATCTTCGTCTTCCAGAACGGTCTACTGCTCTCTGAGGACGACTACACTCTCGACCCTGACGCCGACACCGTCACCCTCGGCAGTGGCGCCACGCTGAACGACATCATCTCGATCTATAAAGCGCGCGGCTCCGGCTCCATCTCAACCACCAGACAGGACTTCACCGTGACCGGGGCAACCCAGTCCGTCTTCGGTTTGACTCTCCCGGAGAATGAATATCAGGCTCAAGTCTTCCTGAATGGCATCCTGCAAGCGCCGACGACAGACTATGTCATCAGCGACGGCACCTCCTCTCTGACGCTTATGCAGGCCGCCGTCACCAATGACGTCCTCTCCGTCATCATCATCGCTTCCACGAGCGCCACAGAAATCCCCGGCTTCATGTTGGAAGGCGTCTACACCGACAACAAGACAGGCAAGATTCCATACGACAGGGTGGCGATTGACGACGGAGACATCCCGCAGGCCAAAGTTGACGGTCTGGCCGATCACCTTCTCGAAGCTGCCGTCATCAATGTTGCCGCAACGGCTCCGATTATTCCCGCGTCCGGTGAACTCTGGATCGACACCTCGGTCACGCCAAACCAGCTCAAATTCTATGACGGCTCACAGTGGCTTTCGACCCGGCCGGAATCGACCCTTCCGTCGATCTCAACTGGTGAGGCCAACTATGCGGTCTACATCAACTCCACTGGCACCGGCTTCGTCTACAAGCCTGTCGACTTCTCGGCTTTGGTCTACAAGTCGTCACTCGGTGTCGCCGGCGGCACGGCAACCCTCGACGGCGACGGTCGGCTCGCGGCCGCGCAGCTTCCGCTGGTTCGAGGGACGGATGTCATCAACATGGCCCTCAGCGGTGCGGTGGCAGACGACACCTACGATATTCGCCGCATGTTCGGCGAGAGGATCAGGATTATTGGGCTAACGGCTTCGTTGTCCTCCGGCTCCTGCTCCATCCAGCTTTCCGTATCCGGCGCAACAGTTGGCTCGGTCTATGCCGTCTCCTCTACACCGACAGACCAGCTCTTCGGTACGGTCATCGAGGTCGATGCCGAAGTTCTGTCCAAGCTGCTCTCTGTCGTCGTGACCAGTCAGTCGTCTGCCGACACGCTGCTTCTGTCAATCGTGATCGAAAGACTCAACTAGTGACCGAGCCCATCGTCCCCTCCGATGCGTACAAGATGGTCTGGGATGAGAGCGGCGTTGCCGCCCACTATCTTGGCGACCGGCTCGATGCAGAGTTCCCGCGCCACTATGGAGGTTTTCTCTTCTTCGACAAGGGACGCATGCTGGGCTGTGTCTCCATCTACGACTACCGAAACAACAAAGGCCGACCGAGCGCCTTCATCGTTGGGGTAGCCGAGAGCCCTCGCATCTGGTCTCGAAAAAACATCCGCGACATGACCAAGATGTTCTTCGAGAAGCCGCCCTACGGCATGGGCCTCTGTCGCCTGAACTCCTTCGTCACTGACGACAACCTGCACTCACAGAAGATCACCGAACGCTTCGGTTTCAAGCGCGAGGGTATGCTCCGTGAAGCCGGCCCGGACGGCGAAGACACATACGTCTTCGGCCTGCTCCCAAGCGATCTGACTTGGCACGTTAGACCGGACGACACGTCAGGCCAAAGTCTCGATAATCCGAAAAACGGCCCCCTTGCCGAACAGGAAGACGCGACTAATGGGCAAGAAGTCTCCGCCGCCTGAGCCAGACTACACGAATGAGCGTGCCGCCTTTGCGACGAGCGAGCTGGCACGACGGCAGACGCAGGCCGACGCCTATAACAAGGCGATCAACTCCTACAACGCCGATCTTTCGTCCCTGAACTCCCAGCTCAATGAGCTGGGTTCGACCCTGTCCGGCTACTCCATCGTCGATGACGAGCACTTTGGTGGCGCCACCAGCAAGATTGCCTCCCTCGAAGACCGGCTAGCCGGTCTTCAGAGCAACCTTGGCGTCAGTGCAGCCAAACCAAACTGGACCAGCATGGTCCAGTCGGCCTATGGCCCCGTCGAAGTCGGCATGCCATCGCTCGTCGAGAAGAATACCGGCTTGGCCAACTCCTTCTCGGCCAAGCTGGGCGAGCTGGGAACCATGATTGCCGGGCTACGCGATGAGCGGGCGGCCGAAGAAAAGCGCATCGACACCTTCTCGTCTGGCCTTGCAGGTACGCTTGCCGGCCTGACCTCGCAAGCCGACCAATTCACCATCTCCGACAAGGGCGGCATCACATCGTCTCTTGGCCAGCTTGCCGATCTCGACAGCCAGCTCACGACCTTCTCCTCACCTATCCTGAGTGAGTACAGGTCGGGTGATGTCGGACGATACCAAACGCAGATCGACGCGCTTCAGACCAGCCTCAACGACATCCTTGGCCAGCGCGCCACAGAAGAGCAGCGCATCCGAGACTTTGAGGGCACACTGAACGCCAACTTCGATGTCTTGAACGACCGGTTTGGCAACCTGACTATTTCCGATCTTGCGGGCATCGAGGCTCTTCAGCGCGATATCGACGCAAGGCAGCTAGGCGCGACCCGCTTTTCTTCTGTCCTGCCGACAACCTTCAACGACGAGCTGTCTGCCTACGCAGACCTCGAAGCCCGCCTTGGCTCTCTGGTATCTGAGCGCGATGCTGAACTCGCGCGCGTGGCCACCGCTGAACAGGAGGCCCGATCCGGCGCCAGTTCTTTGATGGCGCAGCTAGCGTCATCCGACATTTACTCCGGCTCCCTTCTTGGCCAAATCGAAAACGCGATCAATGAAGGTCGCTCTGACATTGCGGGTTTCTCGTCCGCCCTTGGCGGAGATTTTGCCGGCGTCCTTGGCCAGCTCGACCAGGCTGATGCCCAACTCGCCGCTCTACGTGCAGCACGTCAGGATCAGCTTTCCGGATTCGGAACCGACGCCTCATCCCTGATGGACAAGATCGGCTCAGCCGACCTTGCCGATGAGTCGCGCCTCCGTTCCAACCTCAACGCCGCGCAGCAATTGTCCGCCCGTCTTGGCCAGTATTCCGGCACCGATGTTCTCGACTACCGCAACCAGATTCGAGACGCCGTCGATGCGGCTCAGGGTCGCCTTGATGAATTGGGCACCGTGCGGTCGGGAATCGAAGGTGACGCACGCCGCCTTCTGAGCCAAGCGCGAACGACAGACTATACGAGCGCCGACATGCTTGATGCTTTGGCCGCCGAGCTTTCCGGCGTTTCAGATCAGCAGGCCAACTATGGGGCAACCCAAGCCGTCGACGAAATTGACGCAATCGCAGCCGTCATTGCCAACGAACGTGCCCGCCTGAAGGCCGACGAGGAAGCAGCCCTCGCCCGCCAAGAGGAAGAGCAGGCCGCCTTTGCAGGCTTCAATGGTTTTGGCCGCCCACCGACCGGTTTCAGCGCGCTGATGACGCAGTACGCTCCGTGGTTCAACGCGGACTTGTACCGTTCTTCAAGCGCTCTGCCGTCTTCTTTTGCCCGCCAGTTGGCGGTGCAATACGCCTAACGGTGACCAATGTTTTCGGCGGCTCTCGGCCTAATTGGAGGGATCGGCTCCATCGTCTCGGCTGGATACCAATACCAGCTCGGGATGGAGGAGCTTGCGCTCAAGCGGAAGGCCCTGAAAACGCAGACGGAGTTTGGCCAACTTCAGTACGGTATGGCGCTGGACGAAATCCGAAAGCAGGACGAGCAGCGCGAGTACATCAAGGAACAGAACGAGCGAAACCAGCTCGCCCAGTCTCTTGAGCGATCCAAGATTGAGGCGCAGCGACGCCAACGTTTGGCCGCCTACCAGGAAGAGCGCGACTATGTCGTCAACCGACAGGTCGAGATCGATCGAGCACAAGCCGAACAGTTTGCCCTCGAACTGGAAGCCTATCTCCAGAACCGGGAACTCGCCCAATCAGAACGCGAAACAGCTCTTGCCTACCTCGAAGAGGCCAAAGCAACTGCGCGCGGAGAGCGTGACGAGGACATCCGCCGGCTCCGCATGGAACAGATCACGGCGGCTCAGGAGCGAGACTTCGCCATCGAAGAAATGCGAGGCGCTCAGCAGATCGCGGCGGCGGAACGCGCTGACGACATCGCTTACCGAGATCGGATCATCGGCGAGCTTGGCACAATGCAGGATAGCCTGTTCGAAGCCTACGCCCAGATGGAGCCCATCGAGGCTCCAAGCGGCTTCTCTGAAGCCGAACTGATCAGCACGATTGCGAACTACGAAGACAATGCCGTGGCCAATGTGGACCGCGCCGCAGACCGTGTGGCCTCCATCGCCGAGGCCGGCTTGATCAAGGGCGGCATGGCCAACTCTACCGCTGGCACCGCAGAGCGCAGCCGCATCGCTCAACGCCTCGCTCTCGACTATGACAATGCCCGCTTGGCCGCGCGCCAGCAGGCGATGGACTACATCCAAGGCAAGGAGCGTCTGAAGTCCACCGACTTCGAGCGCAGGATGAGCGCGCGCGGAACCCGCTTCTCCGAGATCGAGGGCCTCTATGCGCCCATCGTCGACGCGCTTTCCCGAGAACGACGCACCCTGTCGGCAAACGATTACCAGACGCCGATTGGTGTTGGCACAGCCAACGTCGGCCGCCAGCTCGTCACCGCAAACCAGTATGCCTCACCCTTGGCCGTCAACTCCGCAGCTATCGCGCCCACCGGAATGTCAAGCCGCATGGGCAACACACTCAATCTGCCGTCCATTGCGGAAGCATATGTCACGACGGGAGACTACAACCAGTTTCAGCCCCAGCTCTGGAACATCGATGGCCCCGCAAACTACATGGCCAACGCCTCCCAGCTTGTTCAGACCGCAGGCTATCATGATCCGATGCCTTTCCTTGAGATGGCTGGCCAGACATCCGCTGCCGGCTTCAAGGCCATTGGCGGCGCTTTGAACGATCTCCAGCGTGGCGGCTGGGGTCGCCGCTTTTCACCCTCTTCGTCAGCCTCTGGATCAACCGGTATGGCGGCTAGCGGCCTCAATTACCCGATCCCCCAGTCTCGGCCGGGCACAAACCCGTTCCCGATGGCTCAGTTCGGTTATCGGCAGTAGGGGGTCGGCATGATTTTTTCCGGCGCATACGGCCTCTACGAAGGCGCTGTTGCATCCGAGGAACGCTGGCAGCGGCGGCGCTCTGAGGCTCGTCGGGCGTTCCTTGCGTACAAGCGGGCGTTCCCCGACTCCACATATGAGGACTATGTCTCTTTTGCCGATGACATCTCAGGCGGCAATTCGTTCATTCGTGGCGCTATCCCTGCCAACGATGTCCTCAAGCGATTGGCTGAACGGGAGGCTGAACAGCGTGCACAGACTCAGCTCCAAGAAAACCTTCGCATGCTTTCCCAGAGGGCTCAGATCGCCGGCCAAATCGACGCGCTTGTCAATGACCAAGTGCTCTACAATGACGATGACGCCCGGCTTCTTGACGGCATCGCCGGTCAGCTTGGCTATGATCCAAACGATCCGGCCACCCACTCAATTCGAACGTTGATCGAGAACTCCTATCCGAACGGCTTCGCTGCGGCGCGCGACCAGCGCCGAAGCGCCCTTCAAGGCGAAATTCTTCCCGAGGTTCAGGAGCGTATCGCCGCGAACCCCAACCTGACCGACGACGACCTTGTTCGGATGTATCCCCGGCTGGGTGAGGTCCCCTCCCCGTTGGCCAGAGAGATCATGTCGACGGGCCGCCAACAAGCCCAACAAGCTTTGGAGCGACAGACCCAGCAACAGGTCAACGAAATCGTATCCCAAGGACGCTCACAGATCACTGCGCACGGGACCTATACCATTCCGGCCGGAACCACCGCCGAGGTGGCGGAGCAAGCGCGAGCAGCGCTTGATCCCATCAAGGATGCCGAAGACGAAAAGATCTCAAGAGGACAACTCAACGATGCCGTCAGCGCCATGCAGGCGGAGGCCGAACTCATCGTCAACACTCCGACCTTGGCTGCCTTTTACGCCGGAAACGAAGCTGATCTGCGAGAGCGCTTGCGGACGGCTGCTCTCCGATCAGGCGTAGAGCCCGGTGCTGCCCTCGAAAGCGAGATCAACTACAAAATCCAGTCCATCAAGGCCAATGCGGCGGCACAAGAGAACGCTCAATCAGCGAGGGATGTCGAAACAAACAACTCCGTCGTTTCCGCCTTTACCGGCAATGAAGCTCTGATGGCTCAGCTCGTCGATGGAACGATGAGTCTTGTGGACCTTAGGTCCCAAGTCGATGAAGAGATGCGAGCGCTTCACGGTGACCGTTACGCCTACGGCCACACTACCTATGCCATGGACAACATCCAGGAACGCTTGGCCACCATGCGGCAGTCCCAGCGTACTGCTGCATCGGCTTCTGCCGTGGAGACGGCAACTGCCAGCCGAGATGCCGCTGCGACCACGGGCAAGGCGACGGCTGTCAACACGATCGATGCCATCTTTGATCCTGAAAGGGATGCGATGGAGAACTCGGTCATGCGGAACTTCGTCGAACTGCTCGGTGCGGCCAGCGGTGGCCAGATTACACCAGAGGCTGCCCTTCACCTGAATGCCAAGTACCTGAACGAAGACTTCCTCAAGTCCCATGATGGCGATTTGAACGCCATGATGAACGAGGCCCTGTCAGACCCCTTCCTCGTGGACGCCATGTCGCCAGATCGAGTGACGCCGGAAAGCGTCGGATTCCCCGAGGGCAACCAAGGCGCATCGAGCGCCACCTTCCTCGGCCATGTCGAAGAGGAGGCCGGCACCATCGTCACCGAAACGGTTGAGGCAGCGAACAGTGCTTTGGCCGCACTTCAAGCCGGTGAGGTTGATCCGGACAACCCGAACTCCGACGCTTCCACCTACTTCCTTGACAGCATGGAGCTTCTTGAGGAGGCCCTTCAGTCCGAGATACTCGCTCTTGCGCAAGAGCTTTCCAAGGCAGTTCCGACCAGCAAACACTGGTCTACGGACGGAGAGATCACATCCGACGTGCAGGCTCGGGTCATTGGTGATCTCCGCTCAAAAATCGAGGAGACTCGACGCGCGTTGGCCGAAGTCCGTCAGCGTGGCGAGCGCCTCATCATTGCCGGAAGCCCGACCGCAGAAGATGAAGGGGTCGGTGCGCGTGTCAAAGGCCGATTGTTCGAAGGTCCTCGTGCCCGAGGCCCGCAGGATATGCTTTCGTTCGAGGGTCCAGAAGTCATCGAGGAGCCCGATCCGCCGGGCGCACGAGGGCGATATCAGCGCCGTCAGGAGCGGGGCCAGTAACCGGACGACACGCCCAGACAATTTGGCCATCTTGGCCACTGAAACAGTTCGACGATGGAGTTCCCGTTGAGCGACAGACTTACCCGCCTGCGCGCACAGCGTTCGGCAGCCGCCTCTCAAGATGGCGGTATCTATCAGAATTTCGACCCGGCCAACCCTCTGGTCAACGCGCGCTATGTCGCCGACCTCCGTGCCTACTTCCGAGAGCGCGGAATCACCGGTCGCTCTGACCAAGAGCTTCAGAGGCTCGCCCTCAACGACTCCAACATCCGGGACTTCAACACTGTCGCCTCATTCTTTGGCGCCAGAGGATCGTCTGCCGACATAGCGAAATACTCGCAGGGTGAAAGCGCAATCTCGCGCGCAGCCCGACTTCATCTCGCCGTCCAGCAGCACCCGAACATCTTCCAGCAAGATGGCCGATCCTTTGGCGAGGCGTTCCCCTCCATCGCCAAGGGCATCCTGACCGATCCCGTCAACTACGCCCTTGGCGCTGTATCAGCTTTGTCTGGCGGAGCCGCAGCTCCTTTCGCGGCCGGCGCGCGCGGCGCGGTCACCGGAGCCGGGCGGAAAGCCCTGATGTCAGGGGTTAGTCGTGGTGCGATGACCGGCGCCAAGTGGGGCGCAGTCGAGGGAGCCGTTGGTGCAGGTATCCAGTCAGTCGGCGAACAACGCCTTGCCCGAGACCTCGGCCTTTCTGATGGTGTGTCCGCCGCCCGTGTGGCCCAAGACGCAGCTATCGGTACTGTCATGGGAACCGGTATCGGCTCCGTCTTCGGTGGCGCGGGTGGTGTTGTCGGAGCAGTGCGCGGCCGCAGCGTTGCTAACCAACTCCTCGAAAAAGGCTACACGACCGACGAAGTGTCCCGCATGCTGGACACCGGTGCCCAAGGTCTACGAGAACTCCAGCAGATCGAGCCGGACCTCTTCCGTCAGCGGATCGCCGAAGCAGAAGGACAAGAGACCAACGCGGACCCCGTTCTCACAGAAGCCGAAGCAGCACAAAAAGCCCAAGACGATGAGCTGGCCGGTCGCGTCACCCAGCTTCAATCTCACCTACAGGTTCTTCACCGACGCCTCGCCGATCTGACGCGGGACCGCATCGAGGAAAGCAATCCCGAAGCCGTGGCCTCGATCGATGAATGGATTGAGACGACCCAGCGGGAGATCGTGGCGCTCGAAGAGGCAAAGAGCTACCCTCAAAAACTGGCCAGTCGAGAGGCCATTGCACGCGAACTCTTGGCCAGCCCCAACCCGGATGAAATCGCTCAGGGTCGCGATCTCATGGGACAGATCGCGTCCGACCGTGCGCGTTTGGCTTCCATCGTCGAGAGAGGAACCCCTGAGGATGTCGAGAACTTTGTCCTCGAACGCTCGACAAACCGGCAGATCATTGACCAAGGCCGCAACGTTGCCAACGAAGAGGGCGCGATTGACAGCGCGGCACAGAGAGCAGCTCTCGCCGAGCGCACCAAGGCGGCACGCGCCGACGCTCGAAAGACTGCACAAGGCGAGGCCGTCGTCGCCGGTGAGACCGGTGCACTCGCGGCCCGCACCGACGAAACCATTGGTCCAGATAGACAGGCAACCCTGACTGACGAACAGGTTACCTCAACCCAAGTCGATGATCGCCTCGCTGCCGAGGCTGAAGCCATCAAAGCCGAGCGGGCTGCGGAAGCCTCCGGCGCCGATCCGTCTGCCGAACCGGTCGCCATTGTCGAACCGCCCGAAGAGCCGGCAACACCCCCTTCTCCGCCAAGGGTTCCGGTCACCCAGTCCACACGCAAGGGCGTCAACGCCAGTAAGTGGGCCGTTCAAGAAGCTGAACGTCGTGGCATCGATCTCAATGAGGTTACCGGCACGGGCACCAACGGCCGCATTCGCAAAAGCGATATCGTCTCCCACGCCAAGACAAACGGTCCCTCGGAAACCTACACCGGCACCCTGACCGAGGTTGCCAGTGTTCTTGAAGCGGTCCAGCCACAACTCGCTGAGCGCGGCCTGACGGAGGCCAACCTTTCGACCCTCCTTAACAACCCCAAGTTTCTCCGTCGTGCTGCCATGGCGCACTATGGTGAGGCGGCCGACCCGGCCACTATCGACGCGATGGTCGATGTTTTCTCGTCGGCCAAGAAAGCCGGCGATATGCCGCAAGTCGGTAACACCATCTTCAATGCACCCAGCTTCAAGGGCCGGCTGGGAGACCTCCAAGACGAGCTGGTCGCACGATCTCAGTCTTATCAGCGCGAACGCACCCCCCACGATCCTATGGCCTCCAAGTCTGGCCGGATCGTCGATCAGGCTTCTCCGATGGTGGACGAGGAGGGCAAGCTCCTTCCTGGCGTGCGTATCCAATCCCTCTTGCGTCGCGGTCGAACGTTCAACCCGGAGACTGATGCGGAGTATTCGATCACCGGCGAGGTCCCTGACCCCAGCCGCTTCAGCTTGGCCGAGGCGCAGGCGCGCGCGCGCAGCGCTGTCGCCTACGCCGAAGGCGGAACAGACGCTCGCAAAAGGCGAAAGCAGCTCATCGATCAGATGGCAGCAGCCGCCGAGGCTGGTGACGCTCCTTCCGCAGCCATGCTTCGAGGACTTCAGCGTGATCCTCTGGTTTCGTCTATTCAACCCTTCCTCAGCAATGGCCGGGTTGCTGTGGTCGATTCAGCGGCCAAGCCCAAGAGAGATGATGTCCTCTTCGTGTCTGGTCGTTCGGGAAAGGTCTATGCCGACTGGCGAGGCGCTTACGCTGAAGGGGGCCTGAAAATCCCAAAGGGCGCCGCGATGCCCGAAGAGTTGGTCAGCCTTGTCGAAATGGCAAAGCTCTCCTCCTCCAAACCCACACGGTCTAGGCAGGCTTCCAGTGCACAGCCCTCTGAAGGAGGGTCTCTGTCCGATGTTGCGGCAGCCCTGAAGTCGTCCTCGTCCAACTCTGCGCCCGCCGCCAAGTCCCCCGACATTGACACGCTTCTTGATGATGAGAGCGTACCTTTCGATGATCTGCTCGAAGCGCTCGCCTCATTCTTCAAGGCATCTCCTTCCGCGCAACCTCTGGGCAACCTGCCTCCTCTGACCAAGGGCGATCAGGTCCTGTTCTTCCACAACCCGAAGACCGGTCGCGTCATCGCGCCAAGCCGGGCACAGGTTGAGGCCGGCAAGTCGACTCGCGATATCTTCGGAACGCGCAAGATCGATGAGTGGGAGTACGAGTATCTTCCCGACTCGGTCGAACGAAATGAGATTGGCTACCGCAAACAGAAGGGCCTCCCCATCGACGGGAAGGCAAAGCCCGGCAGTTCAGGGAAAGCTCTGGAAGGCGCTGGTCGTGAGCGCCCTGTTGATCTGGACGATGTCGCTGATGCCATCGCATCCACGCAGGGCTCGCCTCGTTTGGCCGAATTGGTTTCTGACCTAAACAGCAAACTTGCCCAAACGCCAAATCGAGGCGCCGCCCTCAGGCCGCTCGACGAGAGCTTCACGTTCCGCGACCTCTCCAATCTTGAGCTTGCCATGCAGCGCCTGCCTGTCAGCGCGACAGACAACAACACGTACCAGATCATGAGGGCAATCTCGGAGATCGAAGCCGAGGTGGCGCCATATGGCATTCGCGCACCAATGGCTGTTCGGGATGAAGCCATTGAGCAAATCCACACCGTCTTTGCCAAACTGCCCATCTCAGATGTTGAACCGATGGTGGCCCTCGTCAACCGCTTGGCCAATGGAGAGGCCCCCCAAGTTGCGCTCGGGAGCAAAGCTGGCGCAGACAGCCTGTCTCCTGCCAGCTACGACGCCGATCTGGGCACGATCTTCATCGGCCAGAAGGTTGCCGACGGAACAGCCAGATCAAAGATTACTCCGGTCCACCACACCTTCTTTCACGAGGTCGGCCATTGGGCACATCTCAACTTCCTCGGATCGAAAGACCGTGCGGAGTTCTGGGGCTGGATGGCTGACAATGTCCATTCGCGTGAAGACGTCGGTAAGGTGCTTGGAGTTACCGGTGAAGGCTCTCTGGCCAAACAGGCTCGCGAGTATTTTGACAGCCCCGCAGAGCTTTTCGCTGAGATGTTTGCTCGCTGGGCCACTGGCCAAATCCCGGAGGCCCAGGCACCTGCCATTTGGCAGAGGTTTGCCAAATACATCAAAGGTCTTTTCGACACACTCCTTGGCCGCTCTACCGCCATCGACCCCGAGGTCGAGCGCCTCTTTGCCAAGGTCCTGCCGACCGAGCAAGTCGAGAGAATCGCCGACGATGCTGCCGCCATCAAGAATGGCGCGGCCCGCGTTGAGTCCCTGACGAACACGTCGCCCGACTTGAGGGGGCCGGATGCTGACGTGTCTGTTGGACTCGACAGCGGGCAGGCAGACGTGCCTGCCCGCGTAGATTTCCGCCTCCCCTACTACGAGATGGGCATCAAGGACCTGAAGGCCCTCGGCGATCCATCTCGCGGCCGGCAGATCGGCTACTACAAGAGCGTCTATGACGATGTCTCTGATGTTCGTCGTCTGTGGGAATCGGCGAACGACACAGGAAGTGCGGAGCTATTTGAGGACGCATACCGAGCAACGCATCAGCTCATCGTCGGCAAGGCGTTTACCGGCCAAGAGCGCCAAGCTTATCTCCGCCGCGTGGCCAAGGCGAAGGGTGAAAAGCTCGATATGCTCTCTCGCCTCGATGGTGGTGCCCTCGCTCCGTTCGAAGACAGCCCATACGCCATCATTGCGCGTGCCAAGAAGGTTCTTCGACGCCTGAACCGCGCCCATGCCGGAAAGGATTTTGACTCGGTCGATCTGAGTAACGACAGCGTTGACGCGATCAGCGCCGCATCTGCCGCAGACATTGCCGATGCCGGCGGAGCTTACGTTCCGAACGAAGCCCGGATGGAGGTCCTCCGCAAAGCCTACACGGGTGGAGACGACACAGAGACGGGACTGGCCAAACTGCTCGACGACATGCAGACGGCGATCAACACATCATTCACCGAGAGCGGTGTCCTTCCAGTTCGTGGCGTTGACCTGGCGCGCGAGGTCGAAGGAACGCGAGTCCCGGAGCTGGCACTTGGCCGCTTCAGCAACCTGATTGTTGGCGACCAACTCCGATACACCAAGGGTGCCGCAGCCATCCCTGCAAACGAAAAACGCATGGACTGGACGATCACTGACCTGATCGCAGAAAGCGACGGCTCGAAAGGCATCGTCATCCGCTCGCGAAACAATGGCCAAGTGAAGGTCATTACCGATGACGCGGAGATGGATAAGCTCACCCGGCGGCATAGGGCCGCAAAGTCACGCTCTCAGGCGGAGCGGGCACGGCGCGAGAACGTGGCGTCAGTGGCCAAGGTCAAGAGAGACATTCACGAAGAACTCAAGAGGCAGGCATACGCCAAAGCCAAAGAGCGGCTTGCGGGCATAGAACAAGTACGCGGCTACACTCCGGTCGCCGCGTCCCCCAAGACCGTCGATGCCGCACAGCTTATCGATCGTTTCGCGCAAACCGGTGAGCCTCAGGTTGCCGATGAGATTTTGGCCATTGACTTCAAAGCCCCTCAAAGCGTCGAGGGCATCAAGGCAAACCCGCCGGAAGAGGCGGCAAAGGGGATTCGACAAATCCGCTACAAGCTTTTGTCGGGCGACCCGACGGTAGATGCTGACGTTGCCGGTGTGCGCCCCGATCAGGTCCGCCTTTCCCCCGTATCTCCCACCGTCAACCTCGCAGTTCGCCGGGAGCTGGAGGAAGGCATCGGTACAATGGCAGAGGCCGGCATTCCCGCATCTACCACGCCTCAGATGAAGGACCTCCTGTCAGTCCAATTCCATCGCAAGCGCGACGGGGAATATGTCGGCCGAACGCTGGCGTACCGGCTTGCCCGAATTGCCGATCCGCGTGCGAATGATGCCCCGGTCGGCCCCATGTTCACGCCAAACACCGAGGAATGGCAGGGGCTTCGCCGTACCATTCGTACCATCAGCGCCAAACTGACCGGCGCCGAACCACCGCACGGCTTGGCCAAGGACATCTCGAATGTTCTGTTCGACACAGAGCCTCGACTTCTTCGCCGGGCATCGGAGAACGGCTTCGACCAAGACGATGCGGCCGAGCTTCTTGAGGCCATACTCGACCCGACGGGCGGCATCGACATCGACCCTTCCATTCGCCCCTTTGCCAGCGAGCTTCTGGACAGAGCGGGATACCTTGTGAACGGTCTCGTGCGAGGCAAGCACGCCCGCAACGCAATGGCTCGCCTCACCTACTTCAACGACATGTTCGAAAGGGCAGAGGGTATTCAGCCCGGCAGCTCGCCACTCTCCAACATGACCTTCTTGGAGGCGGCTGAGGTCCCGACCGGTTCCTCCGGCATTGCGCGTGCCGGTGCGTCCGCAGACGCTATGGCCAGAGAAGGCTTTGACGATGTCGCTCTCGTCGACAGCGAGGGCAACATCGCACGCTCAGCCATCGACTACATTCGGCCCTATCTCCGCCTCGTTCTCGATGGCCACGCCGACGACCCCGTCATTCGCGATACCGTCGAAACGGCCAACCGGCTTCTCGATCACCTGAACCGTGGAACGGAGACTGAGCGGCAGGCCAGCCGCGCAGCTCTCGACCATCACCTGACAACCCTCTCGGACGCGGTTGAGCCACCGCGCTTTTCTGTTGTGGCCATCAAGTCGGGCAAGTCCTCCAACACGGCTTTCCAGATGGCCGAGGTACAAAACGAGCTTTCGCTCAACTCCTTCTTCACTGGCGTCCGAGAAGCCCTTGATGATGGCGACCTCGACGCTCAGTGGGAAGAAGCCTTGGATCAGGTCGTCGGCCTAGTCCGGCCCGGCATGACCAATGCACAGCTCTTCAGTGCCTTCGCCTCGGTTGGCCGTTCAAAAAACCTCGATCCATCTGACGTGGTTTCCACGATGGGATTCGCTTCGATGGTGGACGCGCAGGGCTATGTTACGAAGACATTCTCCCCGACCAAGCCCATCGAGGATTTCAGTTCGCCGAACCTGTTCCACGCTCCAGCTCTCTCCGAAGAGGGCGCAGTCGGTGAACTTGGCCACACGATGACATCCCACCTTTTGGCGTCTTCGACTTCGCTGTCCACCTTCAGCGCTCCGCCATCGTACAAGATTGCAAAGTCCGCCCCTGATCAGGGTACGGTCAACTGGCTGCTGCGATTTGGTCGGAACAGAAAGCCTACCGGCGAGGACCTGTCACAAGGCATTAGGCTTCGCCACAAATGGTTCGGCCTGAACTCGCAGGTGCTTCGCTCCGGCGGACTTAACCAACTTGCCGACTTCTTCCAGACCCACTGGCCAAACGTGTCCCAGGATTTTGCGCGTCGTCTTTTTGGATCGAAGTCCAAGCCCGGCCCCCTGGCCATGATCCGTAGCCTTTCCGACGCCCCGAGCCCTGGCAGGCGTTGGCTTACAGACGCCAATCCTCTTAAAGGCGACCATAAGGTCGAAAGCTGGGACCGCATACTGCGTGCTCTTCAGGAGCCTTCCAACCCGCGTTTGGCCGCTCGCCTATCGGCCGACGAGGCCAAGGCCCTGAAGTCCATCCGGGACACGATGGGCCAAATCTTCTTTGACCTTACCGATGCGGGCGTCATGATGGGATCGCGCGGCCCCAATTATTTTCCGCAGATTTGGTCGTCGATGGCCATTCGCCGAGACCCCCAGAAGTTCCAAGACGCACTCGTCAAGTACTACCGCATCGAAGCGACCAAAGCGGGTCGAGCCGTCGATGAAGACACGCTGAAGGCGCGTGCTATGAACGTCTATCGGACACTTTCTGATGAGGCTGGCGAGGCTCTCTTCAATGATGACTTCGGCCAGTCCTATTCAGGCGCCGCCGAAAACATCGACGCATCCCGAAAGATCGAACTTGATCGGCATCCGGAGGCACTTGCTGATCTCCGGCCCTTCTTGGAGTCCGATCTCGAAAGCTACCTCGTGAAGTATGTCGACCAAGCTTCGCATCGGCTGTCACTCGCTCACAAATTTGGCCACCGAAATCACGGCTTCTCCGACTACATGGCCGTCGTCACCAAGGGTCGCGAGGGTATCGCAGAGCTGTTGTCTCGTCGCCGCACGCAGGAACACAAGGACTTCGTCTTCGATGCCGATGGCGGCATGGTTGAGCGTGCCATGATCGAAGAGTTTCCTATGCCCTTCGAGGAGGCGCCAGGTCGAGCAATGCAAGCGGCAGACGATGTCGTTGCAATCTTCAAAGCATCTGGTGAAAAAGCTGCTCGCGCCCACCTCCTATCGATGGCCGTGCCTGACGCCCGCAAGGGAGGCGGTCCTTCCATTGTCTATCAGCGCCGAGTGGATGCCATCATTGACGGCCTGAAAGACACGGGTGGCGAGGCCAAGGGCAAGCTGACGATGAGCGACATGAACTTCATCAACAACATGATGAAGGTAGCTTCTCGCCGTCCGCTTCGAGACGCGAACACCCTTGGCGTTGAAGCGTCCAAAGCCCTCCGTACCTTCAATTCGGTCACACTCCTTGGCTACACGGTGATCTCCTCGCTGGGAGACTCGATGCTCCCAATCGTTCGCTCGGGTGAACTCAGGTCGGCCATGAAGGCATGGGCCTCCTACATGTCTGATCCGGACTACCGTCAGGCCATGAAGAATATCGGGACAGCGTCAGAGTCGCTTCTGCATAACCGCATGACCTACATGAACGGCACGCCGGCCAACCGCCTGTCGTCAGCCTTCTTCAACGCCATCGGTTTGACGCCATGGACAGACGAGATGCGGGGCTTGGCCAGTGGTGTTGCGTTCGAGGCTCTCAACACTTCGATCATGAAGACCAACAACACCCGGTTCTTTGATCCCTCTCGTCCGCTCGCACGACAGAGCGCAACGTTCAAACGCCACTGGCGCTTCCTGAAACGATACGGTCTTGAAGACCGTGCTGGCGGTGGCGACCGTGGTGGCCAACTGATTTCGCAAGCTGACCTTGATGGCACTGTCCCCGGCAGCGATGCAGTCCGCATCGGAATGACCCGCTTTGTCGATGACGCCGTCTTCTCTCCCAACCCGGATCAGATTCCGCAGTGGGCTCAGATGCCATGGGGTGCCGTCATCTTTCAGCTCAAGAGCTTCCCCCTGATGATGCAGCGCATGGCCAAGGAGGTTCTTTACGATGACATTCGCTTGGCCATCAACGACCTTAAGGGACGACCCCTGGACCTGAGCGATATCAGTGGAACCGGAAACACCAACCGGGCCATGTATCTCCTGAGCCTTCTTCCCATGATGGGGATCGGCGTGAACTTCCTTCACGACAACATCCGAGCGCGTGGCGGCGAAGAAGGAAATGAGCGCGCGCCGGGCGACCGGTCCATGAGCAAGATACTGCGCGAGTTTCCTCTCATGGACGACACCTATGAGCAGGGCTTTGGTCTTCTCGAAAACATTGCCGACCGTGAGACGCTCGACGCCGCAGCCGGCCAACTGATCTCTGGATTCTCGACGGCCGCTGGACTTGGCCTCTTTGCCTCGATGCTGACAGACACTGCGCAGCAAGCCGAAAACGGCCAGTATGGTGTGTCTCGTATGATGAGCGTTGTGTTCGGCCCCTCGGCTGGAACGGCTATCTCCGGCATGCACGTCCTGCAAGGCGCGCTGGACGAAAAAGGTGGTGGCTTTGCTGGTCTCGGCGCCGGTGAGAAGACCTTCCCTGAACGTCAGGCCACTCGCGAAATCTTCCAGCGCATCCCCGTTCTTGGTGGCCAACGTGGTATCCGGGACATGATCGTTGAGAAGCTGGCACCAGCAGGAAAGCGAGGAAGAGGATCGCGCTCTTCAGCCTTCGAGGGTGGAGGCTTCGAGGACGGGGGCTTCGAATAGAAAACCCCAACCGCCGCGTAGCGATTGGGGCCTGAACGAGCTAAACGCTCCCGCATTGCGGGGCAGCTTTTTCTACATGATGCCTCCTCTCACTTTTCTCTTGGCTTGAAGGGGGTGAAGTCGCTGCACACAGAGGTGCACGGTCTTTCGTGGCGCAGGCAGTAAAAGCCCTTGCTCGCATCGGGATAAGAGAACATGCAGTGATGACACTCGGGATTCTCGGGAACGAGCCCTTCCCAACACGAGGCCCTGACCTCGCAGAAAACGCATGGCCATTTGTCTTTGTCGTCGCTGATCTTTTCGACATCGCCTTGCAGGATGCGGTCGATCTTGATCTTCAACATCTCCCATCGTTCGGGGTCGAACTGCACACGCTCGCATAGGTACTCGGACGTGTTCTTGTTGAATATGACGAAGACACAGGACTTCATGCCACTGAGCCCCATTGCCATCACCGCCTGATCAAAATAGTTTGGCTTGGCCACGGCGATGGTCTTCTTCTCCATCTCCTTAAAGCTCTTATCGTCGGCAGACTTGATTTCGAGAACCTCTTCGAGCGTGTTGTCCCACTCGATGATCCCGTCGACGTAGCACTTGACGTGCCCGTGCCACCCCGTGAACTTGATCTGCTTGTCGAAATTGGCCGGGTCCGTGTGGCGCACTGGCCATCCGGCTCCTTTGAGATCCTTGATCACTAGATCTTCGATGGCGTGGCCAAGCCGAAATGTCCTCTCCAGCTTGGCTGTCGGCGGTGATGCCGGGAATGAGCGAAACTTGAGAGCCACTTTGGCGTCACAAGGGTCTCCAACCATGGACGCGCTGATGGTGCGTTGACCTGTCCACGGTTTCTCGGGCTCGTGGTAGAGGCCAAGGGAGGGCTCCAGATTTTCATCCTTGATGTAGAGCTTCAAACCTCACGCTCCTTGGCCAGTTCGAGAGCCGCCTTCAGCGTGTCGAGGCTCTCGTAGATCATCACCCTCCCCTTGTTCTTCGTCTTAATGCCGCTCACAGCTCCACCGACGTGATCCCGGATTGCGTTGGCCAAAACGTCTTGAGCTGTCGTGCAATCCTTGAGGTGCTTGGCCATGAAGGCCGTCTCCAACTTGCTGGCCTTCTGGCCTCGTGGGGCGGTCTCGTTCCACCGAGCACGACGGGCGTTCTCAAGTGCTTTCTGGAGATCGGACTTCGCCGTCGAAACAACCACCTCGATGGGAAGATGTTTGTTTCCGGTAAGCTTCCCGATCATGGAAACCTCGCTGTTGAAGACGGGATCATCCGTGAGCGGATTGGCCATCACTCATCCTGGGGAAAAGAGCGGGAGCGGGCAGTATGGGAGGATTGTGCCCGCTCCCTGTATCTGACGGTGGGAGTCCCGTCAGAAGGGAATTTCGTCGTCCAGAGGCTTGTTGGCGCCTTTGGCCGCACCCATCGAGACGACGTTTTCGGTGTTCGATGCGTTGGCCATTGGTGATGGGCCTGCTGCCGGCACATTGGGGTCGACTTCAGAGAACCGTTTGATCGCGTAGCTGACGCGCGTCTGGTTGTCCTTTGTGTAGGTCCCATCCGCATCAACGAGGATGCGGACCTTCAGCCCTTCCATTGCATCCAGCCCATACCCGGAGAGGGGTCGGTCAGGGTTCGGGTGGCCACCATGCGTCAGGAACGTCTTGAGCTGATCACGCCCGATCTTCTGCGCGTCGGCCGAGGCGTTCATCACGTTAAAGCGAAATGTGATCTGACCCATGCCTTTCAGGTCCTCGAAGACGATGACGAGCATCTTGCCACTCCCCTTCGAGGTCTTCTTCCACTCCGGCTTCTTGCTGACGGCGTCGTAAACGCCGGACTTCAGCAGCCCCATGCCCTCCGAAACGGTGTTGTCCGTCAGGTCCAGATCAAGGTCGTCGCCTAGGGCGTCATTCATCGTGTTCATTTTTTTCTCTCTCTTCCTTAGGTGCATCAGAGGTCTTGGCAGCCATGATCCCGGAGAGCTGTTCGGAGCGCTTCTTCATGGCTTCGAGTTCGCTTTCGGAGACACCTGATGTCTGGGTCCGGACCAGAAGCTCGGTGACATCATTGTTCTCTTCGATGGGCTGCAAACGGCGATAGGGATCGCGCGCCTTACCGTGCCAGCCCTGAACCTGTTCGGTCACAAGGAACCGTCGAACCGTCACCTCCCCCGTCTTGGGGTCGGTGTTCTCCCGCCGAATACCGCAGAAGACATGGTCGAAAATTGCCGGAATCGCATGGGCAACCTTGTTGCCTTTGACGTGAGGCCAGAAGTCCGGATTGCCGTTTACATCGGAAGTCTCGCTGGCGAGGCACGTCACGTAGACGTGCATGTCCATGTCTCGGAACCACTTGAGGGTCGAGAGCATCTTCGTGCCGTAGGTGTCCCAAAGAGCGAAGCCGTTTTTGTCTCCGAGGTGCTCCTGTTGGGCGTAGGCATAAACCTGCTCCGAAAGCTCGGTCAGACTATCCAGCCCCACCCAGTTGTAATCGAGCGCCTTGAAGTCATAGGACTGCATCCATGCGGCTATCCCCTTGAACGAGAAGACGCCGTTGTCCGGGTCGTGCGTTCCGTCGAAGGATGAAAACGGCAGGTAATCCACATCCGCATCGGTCAGGGATTTAAGGCCGGCCTCTCCCGAAAGCAGAAGGCCCTTGCCGAAACGTTTGTCGAAGTTCCGGGCCTGCCACGTCTTGCCCCAACCATGGTGGCCGTAGAGCAATAGCTTGTGAGGCTCGCGCGCGCCAACGTCGCGCGTCGTCATTGGTTTCCAGCTCATCGGATCACCTGAGGACCTTGATCTTGGTTCGTGTCTTCGTGCCCTTCAGGGCGTCACCGAATGCGGGAGGCATGGTAGACGTGAGGGCTGTCATGCCCCTGCCGCCGAACGCAGACACCGATCCTCCAGTCGTGGTGGGCAGGGTCGGATCGACAGCGTAGCTCCATTTGAGGTGGGCCGGCGTTGGGTGCGCCGTACCGACATCGATTTCCCGGAGCTTCTGTTTGTCCCAGATCGGCGCCTCTTCTGTGTAGACGCCAAGCGTTCTTCGTGTGCCGGGGATAACCGTTTCCCCGGCCGGGAACGGGCCGAACTTCGCTCTGATCAGGTCGGTGTAAGCCCGCTTCTTTGCAGAGATACGCGCTCTCTCAAGCTCGGCATATTCGAGATAGTCGCCGAAGTGATCCACAAGCTCGTCATCAGACGTGCCCGTTGAGGGAGGTGTTGGTTCTGATGGGGTGTCGCTTGCTTCGACGGCTTCATCGGCCGCTTCGAGGGACCGGGCAAAGTCTTCAAAGGCATCGTGGTCAGACATCTGGACCTCTGTGGTGGATGAGGGACGGCGACAAAAAAGTGTTGCCTTGGGTCACACATTGCTTAATCCTCTGGACTATGTCAACCCATCTTGAGGACGATATGAAAACGACGCAACGCCTCGATGTCACGCGCCTGATTGCAGACCTCGGAGGACCCGGATTCATCCACAAAGTCACGAAGCTTGAGCGAACCAATCTGTACGGCTGCATGCGCAGGGGAAAGATGACGAGCGATCAGATCGCTGTCCTTCTGGCCCACTGGCCGTCCCTTGATCTGCGGAGATACATCACCGAGGAGGAGTGATCAGCCATGGCAGATCAAACACAGTGGGACCTTGCGCAGGAAATGGCCGATCAAGGGTGGAGCATCATCCCGGTCAACACATCAAAGGATCGAGGCAAGGTCCCTCTGGTCGAGTGGCAATACCACCAAACCGAGGCCGCCAACTACGAACAGATCGACTACTGGCAATCTGAGTTTCCGACTGCCGCTGTGGGCGTCATCACGGGTCATGTGTCCGGTTTTGTCGTCGTGGATTGCGACAACGATGACGCCATCGCATACGCCAAAGAGTGCGGCGTCTGGTCCCCTGTGCGCGTAAGGACAAGAAGGGGGCTCCACCTTCTGTTCAGGCACCCAAGGGATGGGCGCCGCTTCGGCCCGCGTGTTGGCGCGAACTCAACCGGCTACGACTGGCCACAGTTTCCGGGTCTCGATTTTCGCGGGGACGGGTCCTACGCCGTCACCTTCTCTGCGGAGGGTTACCGTCTCGACTGCGATCCCGAACATGACGTGTTCGATCTCGACGACATGCCGGAGTGGGCCGGCTGGCCGGCCAGCGACGGCGACAAAGATGTTGCCGAGCTGGACCTTTCGACCAACCGTGTTCGCGATGGTCAGACAGAGTGGGACCGAACAGCGGAGTACGTGGCCGATCACTACCCCGGCGCAAAGCTTCCAACAGGCGCCGGCAATGGTCGCAACGACAGGGTGGCTCGCTACGCTGGCGAGCTGGTTTCGCAGGGCGTCTATGGAGAGGCCCTTAAGTCGCGGATCGTGGCGTTCATGGACGCCTTCTACATGGACCACCTTGAAGACAGTGAGTGGAAAGCCACACTAACCTCGATAGAGGCAGCGGAGCGGCGCAATCATCCCGAGCGTGTCGCCAGGCACGAGAAGGAAGGCCCGGCCAAGGGTCCACCACCAGTTGACGAAGAGGTCCCCGAGGCTCCCAAGTTTCTTCGAATGGGGGATATGCCCGCCCTGCTAACCGCAGCCAAGGCACAGTCTTTCCTCATCCGACCTTTCCTTCCTCCGGCATCGATCGTCCATGTCTCCGGCTATTCTGGACACGGTAAATCAATCGTCGTCTCTCACCTTCTGGCCGCCGCCGCCGCTGGCAAGCCCTCGCTTGGCGCCTTCGAGTTCGACCGACCGGTACGATCCCTCTATCTCGACTACGAGAATGGCCGGCTCACGATCTCGCGAAGGTTTAGCCAGATGCTTTCATCCTACGGCGACCCCAAGGATGCCTTTGCACTGTGGACCCCTTGGGCCGATGCAGACGACATGCCTCTTAACGACAATGCCTCACTCAAAAAGCTGTCGCTCATCATCAGGGAAACCCGCCCCGACGTTGTCGTCATCGACACGATCCGCTCCGCTTGGCCGGGACTTGAAGAGAACAGCGCCGAGGCATGGTCACCGATCAACCGCCTGATGATGCGCCTCAAGAACTACGGCATTGCCGTGGTGTTGCTGCACCACAAGAACAAGCCTTCTGACGGTGGCGGCTTCTCGCGTGAGGCCGGGTCGACAGCACAGCTCAACCTGATCGAAACGCAGCTCTACGTGACATCCGTCTATGATGATGAGAACCGGGCCAAGGCAACCGCTGGTATTTTTGACGGTAACCTCGACGATCCAGTCTGGCCAAAGATGGAGGAGAAGGCGAGGAACACCCTTGGCCACGACTATGCGCCGCAAGCGGTCTTCGAGGTACGGTACGGGAAGGTTCGTGACTGGACTGACGATCACGAAAGTTTGCAGTGGATGTCTCTGTGCATGAACGTGATTGACGGCCAAGAGCAGATGATCGGTTCGGCATCCCGACGCCAACGGGCGCGGCTCATGTACGCAAACGGTTCATCCGAAATCTACATCGCTCGCACGCTGGGTGTCGGGCTCTTCACCGTCAGACAATGGCTCGACCTCTAGGTCGTTCTCGGCAGTCAGGCCGTCGCAGCAGTGCTGATGACCTGCATGGCAGTCGGGGCACGGTTGCAGGTCGAGGGACCGCGAGATTTGGCCATCGGAGTATGACTCCGGCAGCCACGCGAACCCTTTACCGTTGCAGGTTGGGCATCTCAATTTTTGAACAGTCCGTTTTTCCAATCGATATACAGAAAGACAGGCCAAAACATCCCGAAGATCAGGTCGGCAATGACGCCACGAGATCGAGTGGCGCAGACCAAGAAGACGCCGACAGCGACATACAGGAGAATAATGGTGGCGAGAAACTCCATCATTCGTAATGCTCCAAACTCTCCTTGCGCGGCTTTCCCAGATAGGTGACGCGCGCACCGGGGAAGACCTCCCGGATCAAATCAACATCCTTGGCCAGCTCTGGATACTCGGCGCGGTTTTTTGCGGCCGCCCTTTCGTGGGCGGCCCGCATTTGTTTGGCCTGTTCAGAGGTCAGGTCTGTCATTCGAGGAACAACGCCTCCGCATCGCCGAGAATGTCGTCTCTCGACCGGCCATCCTTCTCGATCACGCTTGGCGTGAAGACGTGGACGGTCCCCGGTGACATTCGGTTCTCAACCACGACAAGAATGCCCCGGCTGTGGGGCACGACACCGCACACAACTCCCGGCCAATCGTAACCAGACTTCTTTTTGACGAACGTCCCATCCGGAAATGCGTGCCTGACATCCTCAAGACTGGTCATCGTCACCCTCTACAAGGAAGGCGGGAACGCCGAAGTCGTAGAGAAGCCGCTTCCTCGCCTCCTCTCGCTCGACCCTCCTGGAAACCTCCACGTTGCGCCTGTTGAGGAGGCGCATCTTGGCGGCGTCCGATATTGACCTGAGGTTCAAGACCTCAACCTGAACGGTGCTCCTTGCAAGCGCCAGTCTTTCAAGCCGCCACTCGGAGACCTGCTCCGGGGTGGGCTTGCCGGCCACAATTGCGCGAAGTCTCGCGATGGTCTTGGACTTCCAGTCGTCATGTTCGCTGGATGGATTAGCCCCAATGCCAAAAGCCTCGGACGTAAAGCGGCCAGCCGATGTGTATTTGGAGCGCAGTACAGCTTCGTTTGCCACCTCGTTGACAGCGCTCTTGGCCGTTAGGACCCCGCCGGCGGAGAGGCCAAAGAAACCTCTCCGAGACGCCCTCACCTTGCCCAGCAATTTCATTTGAGGCGCCGCTCCATCATGGTCTGCATGGCATCGTCGGCTGACGTGAACGGACCCTCAAATCGCTGGCCCGCAGCGGTTTCGTATCGGGCAACAAAGTAGGTCCCGCTCGCGCTGGCCTTCTCGATGATGTCAATGGGCGATCGATCAATCTCCTTCGACCGAGGCGTTGCCACCTTGTTTGCGCGGTGCGGCTCTTCGGAGCCGTTCGGCTTTTTTCCTTTGGACTTGTTCCACGCTCCCCAACCCTTCGGCATGGTTTCGTAGAAGTCCGAGCGTGAAACGATCTCCATGTTGTCGAAGCTGTAACCGAGCGCGATGTCCTTGCGGCGGGACAGATATTTTCCCGGCCCGTCAGCAGGCGATTGTTCCCAGAGCAGGCCCCACTCTTCTGCCGTGAGGGTGAAGGGAACGCGCTTGTAGCGAGCCCGATCCCGCAAGCGTTCGTAGGATCGAGCCAGAACCGGTGACAGTCCGGCGTCTCGGACGATCTGATCGCTGTCCTTCTTAAAGTCGCAGAGTTCAGAAGCCATCTGGGTCATGCCCGTCTGCCGCTTTTCGTGCGGCATCGAGGAGATCAGTCCGTCTTCTTTCGCCTTCATCAAGACGCCGGACACGGTGCGCTGAGAGCGGCCAACCGCATCGGCGATGGCCTTCTGGGTGAGAAAGGTTTCCCGGCCGAGCCGAATGATCTCGGCCCGCTCTTCGGGGTTCAAATGATACGATCCCATGGTTTTTTCCTACTGTGGTGTTTTTCGGTTGTCGGCCTTTGTCTCTTCGTGCGCTGCCGCCGGAGCCGCGAAGCGGAGGCGGCAGCATTCGTCCATGCTGTCCGAACCGTCGAACGAAGAGCTTCTGGTGTCGCTCTTCCTTCGCCGTCCGAAGAAAGTCGGCCGACAACCGATTTTTGACATGGCGGATTAGAAAGTCAACCCCAAGACTATTTCTTTTCATCCATAGGTCTATGCAATAGCTTCGGCGAATCACCGCCGGAGACCCCGCTTGTGCCAGCGAAACCCGATGTTTCCCCCTCCCTTGAGGTCACATTCCGCCGTGCTTTTAGGGGTGTTCCCAGATCAACCAACGGGAAGAAGCGGCCGCGCGGCTCCTTTCGTCGTGCGGTGGAGATGATCCAGTCCGCTGGTTATGATCTCCACGAAGACACGATACGCAAAATCGCCGTCTCCCTCGATCTCATCGAAAGCCGGGGTGACAAGTACCAGCCATCTGCCCAACGACCCCAAGTGTGGAGCCGTCCCTGCATGAACTGCGGCTGCACAAAGCCTCGCCCCCGCAACCTCTACATGTGTGACAAATGCCGAAGTCGAACCTGAAAGTCCCCAACGGCCGCTCAGTCCGCAATAAGGGCCTCGCCTTCGAGCGAGAGTTGGCCAAGTATCTCAGCAGCAAGCTTGGCCTCGACGTTGCGCGTGGCGCTGCGGGCGCCCAGGCATTTGATATGACCAAGGGTTCTGGTGATCTGTATGGCCTGCCCCGCTTGTCCGTCGAAGCCAAGCGTACCGAGCGCTTCACCCTCCGAGACTTCCAGCGCCAGAACAGGCGCAACGCCACTGGCAACGACTTGCCCGCCGTGATCCACCGCTACAATGGTCAAGCCACCGGCGACGCCACCGTCGTTCTCACCCTTGACGACTTCCTTGTCTTCTACCGCGCATATCTGGAGCAGACTGGCCATGCAAAAGCCTGACCTCAAAGTCGTCCCTTTCTCCCCCCGCCCTCCGTCCGAAGACGAAGAGGCAGCCAAGCGTGACGCCCTCGAGGCCCTCGACGAAATGCGCGCCAAGATCGAGTCCGACGAAATGTCCGACATCATGATGGTATCCCGCCATCAGGGCGGCGGCGTCATGACCGTCATCTCCTCCGGTATGTGGGACAACCCCATCCAAGCTGTTGCTGCCGCCAGTCTCCTCCAGTCGCGCGTTGTCGAAACAGTCAGGGACTACTCGGAGGAATAAGATGCGCAAGATTTCCCTGACGCCTCAAGACATCGACCTCATCGCCCGTGTCGTCGAGACCGAGGTTCCCGCCTCCATTGGCCGTCAAGACCCTCAGGAATACGCACGCATGGTCCACGCCGTGGTCGATACGATCACAAATCGCATGGCCACGGACGGCTTCCCCGACACGGCCACAGGCGTCATGAACCAGCGCCGCGCTTTCTCCAAGATCACTGGCCCGAGCCGCCTTGACCCTTACGGCTCTGTCCAAGAGGCGCCTTCGGCATCACAGAACGTGATGTCATTGGTCTCCTCCCACCTTGCGTCCCGCGCGAACGGAGCCCCCTCCGTAGTCGGCAACTCTCTTCACTACGCCAACCCCAACTTCTCCGACCGGTCCAACCTCCAATCGTGGGTAACCCCGATGATCGACTCGGGTGCCCAACGCTTGGGAGTTGGCCAATCCGTCCACTACCACGGCAACGCGCCCGGCTATGACGGTGCCCCAGAGTATTCTCTCGCCATCGATGGCCTTGAGGATGATGGTCGGGCTTCGCCCTCCGCCCCTTTTCGGGGGGCGTCGGGCGACACATCCAGTCGTCCCGGCGGCGGCGTTGCATCCGCCGCCGCCTCTGGCGGCGTCGAACTCGCACCAGCTTATGGCAACGCCACGGGTAACGCCTTTATCGAAGCAGGCAACATCCTTGGCAAAGGTCTCAAGAGCACGCGCCGAGCCCGAGGCATGCCGGCTGTCGCATCAATTCCCGATCCCATTCCTTCTCCAGAATGGTTGACCCCTTCGTCCGACAGTCTCGTGCCTTACGTCTCGCCCTACAGCGAGTCCCTTCCCAACGAGTCATTCGCTCCGGCGGAACCCAATCCTCCGCAAACGGGAGACACCTACCTTGGCCGCGACGGTGCACTGGAAGCTTCCGGTTTCGGCTTCGTAGCTGCCCGTGACGATGTCTCCCTCAACTTCGACGAAGGCTTCGCCGACGTACTGCGCAGGGCCGCTGGCCAAATTGGCTCCGACACCTCGATCACGTCCGGCTATCGATCCCAATCTCACCAAGATCGCATTCGTTTTTCTGGAAACCCAAACCGGCCTACGGTGGCCAAGCACTCCTACCACACTGGCCGCAACGGCTCGGGTTCCCTCGCTGCTGACGTGGCTCGCCCATCCTCGATGGAGGAACTCGTGCGCCTCGTCGACGCACATGTCGGAGCGGGTGCCACTGGCGTCGGCATCTATGATGGCCACGTCCACTTCGACATGCGGTCCTCGGTTCCCTCCTCCTTCAACCCCAAGTCCAACTGGGGCGGCTGGACCTCGATCCCCCCTGAGGTGATGCGCGTCCTCGTCGCCCGTGGCTATCGCCCCGGCGCTTCCGCCTCATCGATCCGGCGGGGCTTCCCCAACTAAATCATGCCCAAAAGGTTCAGCGATGAACGAACCCCTCCGTCTCCACTTCGACACTTCCTTGGTGTCCTCCGCCCTTGCCGATCTTCCAGTCATCGAAACGCTCGTCGGCACCCGTCCTACCCTGTCCACCGGCGACCTGCTCGTCGCGCTCGCTCCTGTCTATCTTGAGGCTGGCGCAATGGCGCGTGCGCTGGTCACGTCGATGAAGATCCCTACCGTCCCTCGGTTTGCTTCCCCCCTCCCTTGGCCAATCATCGATCCCCACCCCGACCTGGTTGGCCTTTCCCTCTCATCCTCGTCGTCCGATTCTCACCTGACGGTCTGCTTCTCCTTGGCCACCGGCCTCCTCTGCCCGGTCGTGCCGGACGAGCCGGTCATCTTCGTGACTCTCAACGCCAATGGCCAGATGATCGACCCCCTCCCATTCGACAGCGATGCCTCGCCGATGCCCTCCTCGACCGGAGGACAGGCTGACTCGACCCTCGATAAAATCGAGCCGTCCACTCAGCCCGGAAGCGAGGCCGACCGAGATGAACCCGAACCGCTATCGTAAGCTCATCGCTGCCGTCATCGGCATCACCATTTTCATAACGCTTGGCTATTTCGAGATTGACCTGATGGGCCTCGACCCAGTCGTGGTCGACCTCATCGTCGGCGCAGCCATGGCATGGGGTGTCTATCAGGCTCCGAACGACTACACCTAGCGGCCGGGGAGACCACGATGAGCGCACCTCAGGGACCCTCAGCCGGCACCATCCATCTACCCTTGGCCCTCGTTATCACTGCATGTGCGGCAATCGTTGCCTTCTCGCTGTGGGTCGGCTCCCTGCAAGCCGAAGTCCGCGCCCTTCAAGAGTGGCGCGCTTCTACGGACAGCAACCGTTTTACTGCTGCGGATGGCCGCGTCCTACAGACTCTCCTTGAACGCGAAGTCCAAGCCGAGCGCGCCTATTCCCGCTCGCTGTGCAATGACGTGACCCGTCTCTACCGGGAACTCGACCGAATCCCGCCCAATGATTGCGGTCGACCGTAGCTTCTGCGTCTCTCCCTACGACACTCCCTGAGTCTGTTTCACATCATCCCATGGCCCACCTTTTCGTTGGCCAGATGATAAATCACTACACTTGACGACGAAACAATACCTGTTATCATTAGTCACACTTTTTTCCTGATGGACGCCACATTAGATTATGTACGCAAGCCCCGTCCCGTCATCAGCGAAAAGGCCATTCTCACATGACCGCTAACTCAACATTGGTGGATATGCTTTCTCACATGTCCGCTCAACTCGCCCGCATAGAAGAAAAGGTTGGGCGCCTAAGTGCACCCGAAGTCCTTGAGCGCGACAATCCCGCCGACGTGGCTATGCTCAATATCTTCACGACCAAACAGCATGCCATTCTCCAAATGCTTCTCCGGGACGCTCCCAACTCCGAGATTGCCGAACGTCTTGATGTCACCACCTCCACGGTGAAGACGCACATCGCGATGATCTGCCGAAAGCTTGGTGTGAAGCGCCGCGCATCCGCCATCACGACGGCCGCGCCCATGTTTGGCCGCGTCTCAGACGATGTCTATGAAACCGTCTCTGGTGGCCTCCCCAAAAACTGGGACGCCACCTACGATCCCGACAACCCCATCAACGAAAGAGTTCGACTACACCACCCATCACCACAGAAGTAGGAGCAAACATATGCCTTCCCTCAAGCTCGTCCCCCGCCCCGGAAAGCGCGGCACAGTCCTCTATGCGACTGGCCGCATGGGTGGCCGGTATGTCAATCGCACGACTGGCTACGGCCCCTCACAACGGGCGAAGGCAAAGAGCCGCCTCAAGGAAATCGAGCGCCAGCTATCCCTTTCCATCGAGCGAGAGCGTGCGGCATCCGCACTCATCCCTGACGCCTACACGCTCTATGAGCGCCGCCCATCACGTCCGGGCGTCTCGACCATCAACTATGTGCACCCGTTCGTCCTGGCACATCCGCGCTTCCGCGTCCGCGAAATCAAGCCGTCCCACGTCCTCGCCCACGTCCGGACAACTGGCCGCGCCCCATCTTCGGTGCGCCGTGAGATAGCAGCCATCCAAGGCTTCCTCAATTTCGCGCGCGAAGCCGAGGACCTTCCAACCTTTCGCATCCGCAAGCCTGCTTCCCCGCCGCCCAAGCAGTCGATTTACACCGAGGCTCAACGCAACCTCATGCTGGCCACCTGCGCCACGATGTTCCCGTGGTTCGTCCCACACATGACGACCCTCTTCTACACGGGCATGCGGCGTTCCGAACTGACCAACTTGCGATGGGGCGGCATCGAGCGGCACTCGCCTGCTGCATCAGATGAGGGCGAACCCTCCGAACCCTTCACGTTCATCTGCGTCTCTTCCCGCAAAGGCCGCACTGGCAGCGTGATCATCCGGCGCATTCCCGTCCACTCGGTCCTCCAACCCATCTTGACATCGTTGCGCGCCACCCATCCGTGCACCCCTTCCGACTTCGTCTTCCTCTCCTCCACTGGCCGGCCGATCACCTCGCCCGAAACGATCACCCATACGTGGAAGCGTGTCGCCAAGGCGTGCGATCTGCCCAACCTGACGCCTCACGATGCGCGCCGAACCTTCGCCTCCCAACTCTTGGCAAACAATATTGGAGACCTTCGCATCACCGACCTGCTCGGCCACATCGACACGAAGATGCTGCCGACCTACGCCGTCATCGATGACGATCTTCGCTCGTCCGCAGTCTCGTCGCTTCGCTGACCGTCCCAATACGTGATGGCGCATTTCAACCTCCAGCCTGCGGCTGTCGTTGCGCCATCACTCCCTTGTTCCGTCCACCCCCACCACTCCACCCGAGGTCCTTATGTCATCATCCCCACGATCACCCCCTGTTTTCGCCCATAGGCCACAGGTCCAGCCCATTGGTAAGGGAGAGGCCGTGAGTTCAAATCTCACTAGCAGCACCATCTTGCTTTTTGACCCGCAAAAATCCGCTAACACCTTGAAAGGTAAGGTGGTTTTTGGTGTTCTAAACCCTTCATTCCGCACATAGACCAGCGGCTCGGAAAAGGCCAGTTTCAGGACCAGCCGCCGCATCTCAAACCCGCCAGAAGTCCATATTTTCCAAGGGCTTGAGAGGAATCGCAGGCAGAGTTCTAACATTTCCTCGCAGCTCTTCACCGGTTGTCCCGGATTTACAGCTTTTTCGGCCAGGATCAGCTTCTCGCGTTCCAGCCCTGATATGCGCCCTTCATAGGCCGCAATCACGCCGGGATTTGATGCATCGACAACCCGCTCAACAAGTTGATCGATCTTTCCCTCAATCGCTGCGATCTCGCGCTTGACCGCACGCGCCGCAGCAACCGCCTGTTCACACTGAACAGCCCAGCCATCGCGAAACATGGCAGCGGCCATATTCAGGAGGCTGCGCGTCGGCTGCATCTGTTTCAACAGCGCCTCAAACTCACCCTCAATTGTCCGCCGTGCAATCGTCTTGCCGAACTGTGAGCATCCATTCTTGTGACAGAAGTAATACGGGTATTTCTTGTATTTGCCCTGCGACCAGCCACCGGTCATGTGCGAGCCGCACGCGGCGCAGGCGATTGCACCGCGCAGGGGAAAATCCTTGCGGGCGTCTTTGCGGGAAGCTGCATATGTCTTTCCGTTCAACCGGTCCTGAATGCGCTGGAAGGTCTCCAGGCTGATCAGCCCCTCATGCTGCCCGTCCCGTTCTGAAATCCCCCAGGACGGAGCGCTGACATACCCGGCATAGACGATCTTGCCGAGCAGCCTCACCACGGTTTGCTGGCGGATTTCGCCGTTGGGCAGGTCTTTGGGAAACGCGGCTTGCGCTTCCAGGAAGCGCTTGACTTCGGTCTGCGTGGCGAAGCGCCGACTGGCGTAGCCTTCAAGTGCCTCGGCTACGATCCCGGCAAGTGGCTCGTCGCGCACCAGCTCCTTGCCACCGCGCGGCGATTTCTCATAGCGGTAACCAACGGGCGCGCGAAAAACCCAATAGCCCTGCTCCACCCGCGCCATGCTTTTCTGGCGGTTCTGGCGTCCCATTTGCAGGCGTTCCAACTCGCCAGCCGCCGCCGAGATGATCTCGTTGAATTTGCCTTCCGGCGTGTCTTCAAAATTGAAGTTCAGGCATTCGCGCGTGGCATTGCGTTCCAGCATCAGGCGGCGCAGCTTCAGGTGAAACTCCACGTCACGGGCGTAGCGTTTCAGATCGTCGAAGATGACAACGTAGTCATGCTCCGGGTGGTCATCCAAATAGCGCAGCAGCGCGACCATGCCGGGACGATTCATGAAGTCACCGCCCCCGGTAATGTCATCGGGGAACACGGCCTCAACATCATAGTCCTTTGCTGCCGCGTACTGGCGGCAGCGATATTCCTGGCTATCCAGGCCGCTGCCGTCGACCGTTTGTTTCTTGCCCGACACCCGGCAATAGATCACAGCCTTTTGCCGCTCACCGCCTGTTGAACCCGAATGTCTCACGGGCTGCCTCCTTTCGCCGCCGTTCCACCTTCAGAGCCGGTGACAGACTTATAGTTTTTCTTTAAATCGCTATTGCTTGATTTTACCATTTTCTGTGCAACAGACACAGTATTAGAATGGATTTCATCAATAGATATACAGTCTTTTTCTGCCTGCTGAACCGGGTGAACGCCAAAGCCCAGTGAGACAAAATCCACGATGATGTTCCAGATCATTTGCGCATATTCGCGCTTTTGATCCTCACTCCAATCCGTGGATTCGAGGAAATGTGCATATTTCTCGTAATCGACTTCTATGCTCAGCCGTTCCGGCTGTCTTTCCTGTTTGTCTGTCATCACTTTTTGCTCCGCTTGGCGGCGTTACCCTTCCGATGGACTGCTTGACACGACCCGCGGGTTGCCGGGCTGTTGGTTTGAAGTCTCAGTTACGGTTTCGCTCATGGTTTGCTCCTGATCTTCCAAGTTAAAAGACCGAAATCCTATCCGTTTTACTGGCCTGTCTCAAGAAAATGTTCTATATTTGTTCTTCTTGCCTACAGCTGTATGTTAAGCCCAAACGCACGATCATTGGCCGTGCCGGTCAGCGCTCCGGCGAACGATCCGGACGCTGGCGTTGTTGCACCCGGTTAGCCCGACCTGCCGCCTCGCGGCGGTCAATGGCCTGGGCCAGTTGCGCGCGCGTGTAACCCTTCAGCGCTGCCAGCCGGTGATCGCGTTGCACGGCTTCTGACGCCTGGTTCAACCGGTGTTCTCCGGTCCGGATCGCCGCGCGTCCGGCAGCATCAACTTGCGCATGAACGCGGCTCTCACGCGATCCGCCGATGGTCAGATCGAGCAACCGCGCCGGTTTGGACAGCCGGGCTTTCAGCTGCGCAAGCGCGTTTTTCGTGACCGGGCCGGTCCAGTCCTGCGGCATGACCGCATCCTTTCGTTCTCGTGACTGGTGATGCTGAGGCCTTACCGCTCTCGGCCCCGATCCCGCTCCTGATCGCGGCCCCGGTCTTGGCGCTTTGATTTGCGCTGTTCACGCTCGGCAATCTTGAGTTCCATCACCCGGTCATGCGCCCGCCCGGCCAGGTGGCTTAGCCTCAGATGATCGTTTTCGCGCATCGTATGGGTGTCGTGCCACGCGCCGTCCTTGTCCTGATAGGAGCGCGTGTATTCTGTAATCCGGTTGGGACCTTTCTCACCGTCATTGCGCCAGATTGTCGCCTTCAATGCGCCTTCGCGCAGCGTGGCTTCCGGGGTTTTACGCGTCTGTGTGTCATCGGACATATGATCGTCCTCCTTTTGCGTCAGAGTTTGGGTTTGAAATCGTCGACATAGGACCAGCGGCCATCCGCATATTGCGGCAGATGGGCCAGCCTTTCCGGCACAGCTTCGGTGATCACGCGCGCCTTGCGCACGCCGCCGAACCACCCGGCGATCGAGACCGTTCCGGGATCATCGTGATAAGGATCGCCCAGATAACGCCCGCGCAGATCCTTGCGGGTCCAGTATTTGGGAACGCGCAGCTTCATGGGCGCAGGCACCACGCCCGGCATGAAGGCCAGCGCCATATCCTCATGCATCGCCATGATTTCTTCCGGCGTCATCAGAGCGCGGCGCATCCTGGCCCGGTGAACAAGCAAATCATCCTGCAGGGCCAGATCACGCCCGGCCATGAACGGGTCAGCGCCTTCAAACATCACCGCATCCATGGTTTCTTCCTGGGCAATGCGCGCGCGTTCATTGAGCGCGAAATCCTCAACTTCCAACGTCATGTCGCCAAGCATGACGGCAATGCGCTGAGCCTCGTGCGAGTCGCGCACGGCCCTGTAGATTTGCGTGCCGCAGCTATTGGGGATCATCTTCCCCGCGCGCGGGGCCAGATTGTCCAGCTGGGCCGTCGACTGCACGACATAGACAGGCCTGATTCCGAAACCGGGGCCGTAGGTCGCCAGTTCCACCGCCAGCGGCCACGCGCCGATATTGCCGATTTCATCGAGCATCCAGATTTGTTCGCGCGCGCCTTGATGGCGGCGCTTTTCGATCAGGATCGCCGTGTAGATCGCCCGCACGACCGGCGCGGAGCTTTGCGCGAATTCCATCGCCTCCATCAAATTGACCTGGAAACGCGGGCCATTCGGTAAGGTCAGATCAGCCGGATCAAAATCAAAGGGCGGTGACACGGAAGCCCGCAAAGCGTCGTCGCTCATACAGGCAAAGCTGTTTATGATCTCGCCTCTGGCCCCAGCAAACCCGCCTGCATTTGGGGTATCGGACTGGCGCGTTGCCAGAAGGTCTTCAGCCATCGCGGATACGGATGGAAACCGCGATTCCGACATCCAGTATTCAAAGGCGGTCCAGCGCTCGGTGTCAGTGGCAAGAAGCGCCATCACATCGGCAAAGCCCGGCAGATCGAGGCTGCCAAATTGCTCGACATAGCTCAGGCCGCAGGCCTCGGTGATCCGCTGCGCTTTCTTCTGGAAATACTCGGCATCCTTCGCGCCGTTCAGAACGATCCAGTTCTGGACAAACAGCTTCATATCCGGTCCCAGCATGGGGGAATTAATATGCAGGTAGGACACGGGGTTGATCCGGTGCCCGCCGCTGCGGGGTGACCAGTTGATGATATGCGTGTGCGGCTGCAGTGCCGTGATCGGCCCGTTCTGGCCCTTCCAGTCCATCGAAATCACATGCTGTTCGGCAAAGCCGTCAATCATGGACGGAACGATGTTGCTGCCCTTGAATCCTCTTGACCCGGCGACAAGCAACACAGCGGATGGCTGCCGTGACCGGCAGTGCTGAGCGTCTTCATTCTCGCCCATGAAAAACCCGCCGGGGCGGGTCAGGCCCGCCGTCCACATTTCATCAGGCGCGGCAAACCGGGCGCTGCCGTGGCGAAATTGCTCGTGAAATGCCGTCATGAGACTCATCCTGAAAACGGGATTGCGCGGGGGCGAGCGAACCGGCCCCAACAACGGGCCGATCAGCGTGGCCGTGCTCAACTCAGCGTGCGCACTTTCTCAAACGCGGTAAGGAAACCGCCCAGCGCCATCGCGCCGAAAAAGGCCGCCAGAAGCATCTGACCCGCCGCAACCGACACCAAAGCGCCAAAGCTGCAAGCCAGTGCGATAAGAAGCGCAACCAGCCGCTCCCAGGCCGCAACGCGGCGCTGAACCCTGGTCCCCGGAGGAACCTTTATACGCAGTCTGCCCAT